CGCATTGAATGGCTGTTGCAGCATCGCAGCTTCTTGATCGGCAAACTCGGATTATCTCAATCAAAGAAGCTCGTTGCCGTAATGAAGTATGACGGGCTAATAGCGAAGTCTACCTATTGGTGCGATTGCAGTCACGGTTTGGACGAAGCCATCAAGCAGGCAAAGATTCGCTGGTACGCGGAGCACAATGGAAGGGAGATTACGCCATGACCCCCACTAAACCAGTAGATTTGCTGTGGAGAAGCTGGTGGAGGCAGGAGATAGTTTGCGTGGCGTTTGCGACATGGAAGGTGCTGATGATAGCGTGAATCGTTGGGACGCCGCCCTCTCCAGTGCCTCGCAGAAGGAAGGGACAAAGTGAGCGACCAGCAGCATTACATCAAAATGCATGGCATGAGCAGCATTGTTTCGTGCTCGATTTACTGGTCTGTAGGTCTGCGCTGCCCTTGGTGTGGACAAGACCCCGAGCCAGGATTCTACGGCACAGGCCAAATGACCTACGAGACAGCCGAGCGGCGCGAGAGTGGCGCTGAGAAGGAGGCTAATCTTGGCAAGTCCTGAAGCGATGAAGGCGGCGCGGGAGCAAGAATCAGTCCTGTTCAAATCTTGGCTGGAAGGCAGCGAATGGTGGGACAGGCTCCTCAGCGCAGACGCCATCAACTTTGCTTTTGAAGCGTGGCTCGTAGCTAAACAGGGCGCTCGGGAGCGCGTGCTGGCGGAAGCGAAGTGGTGGCGGCATCTAGTAATCATGCACGAAGAGTCCTATTTTGCGGTCGAAGGCGATAAGCGCATTAAGCAAATCGAAGGAGAGCACTAAGCCATGAGCTACAAGATCGAGCGAGCGAAAATGATTCTAGCTGTAGGGGGTACGATTAGTGTCATCGCTATTTTGCTGATGCTCTGCGGCTGCGGCCCGAGGCACTATCAAGCGCATCCGAACGGGCCTCCGGTGCCGAGCTATAACAACAAGTGCGACATGGACGGGTGGAGGTATGAGTTCCCCGGTCATTGCGTGAAGGACAAAGAGCAATGAGCGAACCCAAGCCTTTTTCTTTCTATGAGATTCAACCAAACGGCAAGATTCTTTTCTTCGTTGACGCCAGCTTGCTGAAAAGCTTCTCTCATTGCGAAGCATATTTCTACCTCAAGCATGTCAAAAACATTCGCCAAAAAGGAACAGCGATTACCAAACCCTTCCCGATGGCTATAGGCTCTTGGTGGTCTGACGTCATGGAGGCGTTTTACAACTCGCTCCGTGACAAGCGAGAGCTCGGCCTACAAGACATACAAGACATTGCGCTTACCGCATGGGCTTCAAACGGCTTGGAGGCTTGCGCTTTGGCGGAGCCCGATAAGTTCGCGCAATTCGGGGACATCGCCGGTGCTGTCTTGATGCTCAAAGACTACTACGAATCTCAATACCTTATCGACAAACACAACTGGAAGGTCGTGTCGGTTGAGGAGGGGTTTGGACTGAAGAAAGAGGTGTTCATTGGAGAAACACCAAGGGTCGTTGTCTATTGGGTCGGTCGACCTGATCTTGTTGTTGTCGAGAACGAACGACTTACTCCTGTCGACCACAAAACTGTCTCACGAATCGACGGCTTTACAACAAGTCGTTACAAACCATCTACTCAAATGTCTGGGTACACATATTCATGCGAAGTCATCGCAAAATCCCTTGGTTACGGAGTTAGAGTCGATAGGTGCATCGTTAATATCTGTTCGCGCGCGAGACCTACTGACAAGCCTCGAAGCGGCCAGAAAAGACCTCGCTTTATTCGAGCTTACCCTAACTTCACTCGTGAGGAAATCGAGGAGTGGAGACGTAACGTCGTTGGAATCTGCGAGCGGATAGCGCAGAATCTTCGCTCGAATGAATGGACTTGGATGGAGACATCCTGCCACAACTTCTACATGCGTCCCTGTGACTACCTAAAGCTTCACAGCGCAACACCATCTTCGCGAGATATCATCCTTGCAGCCGATTTTGCAGAGGGGCGTCCTTGGAAGCCCTACGAACCTACGAAAGAAGTGGAGGATTGATGCCAACAGAAATGCGTATTATGGCCGAAGAGCCGCCAGTAGCAAAGCTTAAAATCGCTCTGGTAGGGAAGGAGAAGAACGGCAAGTCGCGTCTTGCCTCAACAGGCCGACCAAACGTCTTGGTGCATGACTTCGACAATCGTGCCGAAGCCTTGCAGGGCCGAAAGGGTGTCTACGTCATTTCTTACGTTGAACCTCAATGGCCGAAACAGCCCGAAGCGGCTCAGAAGTTCCTGGACAATCTAGCAAAACTTGAAGATTCGTTGGACCTTCACGACCTTGGATTCAAATGCCCGAAGGGAACACTCGTCGGTACGAACGTGATCGATTCCATCCAAACCTTCGGCAAAGCTTTTCAGAACTATGCTCTTTACGGTCAAAAAGACATTCGACGCGAAATTACCTTTGGAGGGATGAAAGTGTTCCTTCCAGGAGGTTGGGACGCCTGGAATGCAGAAATGGTCCCTGTGGAAAACTGCGTTCTGCGTACTTTGGCATTACCAACCGATACCATCATCGTTCTACACGAAACAGCTGAGGAAACCGCCGATTCGACCTCTGAAAAGCCACGCTTTTCGGGACGTGTAGGGGTATTCCCTGTACGCTATCAACGACTCATCAAGTATTTTAATGAGCTATGGCGTGTGAAGCTTGTTCAACAAACCGTCAACCAGAAGCTCGTCTATCTACCGAAGGTATTTCCTTTTCCGAACTACGAATTTGATAGCGCGACGGCGTTGCTCCTCGACCAAGAGGAAAACCCAAGCATCGTCGAGATGATTGCGAAGCACGAACAACGCTTGAAGTCAAATGGCCTTCTGCCCTCCGAAGGGGCGAAGAAACAACTACCTGCAACTGTAAAACTCTAAAAAGGAGAATCACGAAATGCCGAAGTTGACTGCATCAAAAGAAGAAGTAAAAGGACTACCAGCGATGAGCGAGGGTATGCTAACCGTTCGACTGGACGGTTTCGAGCCTCGTTTGTCGAAGGACAAAGGTTCGGTTAACCTTCGTCCTGTTCTCAAGGTTATTAACCACGCCGAGTATAACGACCGGCGTGTGTTCGAAAATCTCAACACGAAGGGGAAGTGGGTCTGGAAAGACTTCTGCCACGCCTTCGGGGTGCCGATGGCCGCGGACGCGGCAGGGGACTTCGAGTTCCCTGGTGAGTTCGACGGTCCCGAAGACCAGCCGGACAAGTGGCAGTATCGTGGGCCACTTCTCGGACAGCAAGCACAACTCTATGTCATTCAATCGGGTGACAACGGAAACAACAACGCGATTAAGTACTATGTCTGCAAAATCGCCGGCTGTGTCGAGAAGCACTCGTCAAACCTGGCGTAGCAAAAGCTTGCTCCGGTTGGCCTCTAGCGCATCTAGGCCACATCCCACCGAGAGCAAAGTCGGAGTCTGGTACGGCTGACATTCCGTAGGATTACGCCTCGTCCCTCCGATATTACAGTGCGTAAAGACTGACATAGTACGCCAAAATTTTAGGAGTCAATTATGTGTGAAGTCTGCAACGACGAAGCTAAAAGCGAAGAAGTAGGAGTCGCTGCCATTCCGGGAGTTCCATGCTCGATAAGCTGGTGTCGAAGCTGTCTTGAGCATGAAGCTTTTCCTTCGTGGGTGTTCGATCACGACTTTATCTATGTCGCAGAAGGAAATCTCGAAGGACTCAACGACTGGGCAAAGCAAAGAGTTACATGGGCCGACGGGAAATATATTGGCTTTCTCGAATACATAAAGAGAATCACTCCAGAACAAATTCAAACTGAATTACTTAAATATCGAGACGCTGCCGAAGCCGCACAACGGGATTACTATGGAAGCTGAACAGCTGAGCATCGACCAAGTAATCGTCGGAGACCGCGTTCGAAAGGACTTCGGCAACCTCGACGAGCTTTGTAATTCCATTACCTCGGTAGGGTTGATTCAACCTATTGTAATCACCCGAGACCTACAGCTCATCGCCGGTGAGCGGCGCTTACGCGCGTTGAAGAAAATAGGCGTCAAGGAGCTTATTCATGGCAAACTCTTTATCTTTAACGACGAGCAAGACAAGCTCAAACTCCAAGCGATGGAAATCGAAGAGAACGTCAAAAGGAAGGAACTCAGTTGGCAAGAAACAATCCTTGCCAAGAAACGCCTTCTTGAAGTTATGGTGCAGATACACGGCGTCGCTCGGCCCGGCTATCCTAGCCGAAGCGATCAACTTGGAATCACGAGTGCGGGATTTGGTATCAACAAACTCGCTGCACTTCTTGGCGAGTCAAACGCCCAAACTTCAAAAGATATCGAGCTTGCTAATCTCATTGAACAGGTCCCTCAGCTACGAGCAGCCGAAACCAAAGAAGCCGCGCGTAGGCAAGTCTCGCTCGCGATGACGGTCGCGACTGCGACGCAGCAGCAGGCTTTGAACCCTCCGAAGACGGACCAGAAGTGGGAATTATTCCCTGGAGACTTCGTTAACAATGTTAACAATATCGAACCGGCAAGTGTTGATTTTGTCGTTGTTGACCCCCCATACGGAGAGGACACTCAAGGCATGGGGCCAAACTCGAAGCAACTTATCGCCAACCCGTTCAACGACAGTTTGGCCTCCACTAGAGATTTATACATTCTCATGGCTAATGCAGCATGGAGAGTTCTTCGAGAGAATCGCTTTTCGGCATTCTTTTTTGGATTTGCGGTCTATTCCGACCTCGTTACCGCTTTGCAGGCTACAGGATTCCAAGTCGATTTAACACCTTTGATTTGGGTTAAGAATACCGTCATAAACACCACTCCCTACACCCGCTACGGTCGTTCCTACGAACCGATACTAATCGCTCGCAAAGGCGAGCCTAAGCTAATGAGGCCATCGCAGCGTGATGTTATTGCTGTGCAGAACGTTATAACGCGAGGTACTCAAGAACAAAAGTTCTATCAAGCCCAAAAGCCTGTCGAGCTTATCGAAAAGCTCATTCTTGACATGTCGCCTCCTGGCTCAACGGTGTGTGATTTCTGCGCTGGTAGTGGGACTACAGGCGTAGCTGCGCTGAAGAATGGACGACGTGTTGTTCTTTTCGAGAAAGACGTTGTGGCCTGTAACATAATCAAAGCGAGGCTTGGTGCTCTATGATATATCTTACCACTCCCTATTCGAGCAAGAACCCTGTCATAATGGAAGAGCGTTTCGAGAAGGCTTCGGAGATAAACGCACGACTAATGAATCAAGGTCTCGTTGTGTACTCTCCAATAGCTCATTGCCACCCTCTTGCAATGAAGTACGGACTTCCAACAAATTGGGAATTCTGGAAACACTTTGACGAGGACTTGATTGCAAGAAGCGAAAAACTTCTCGTTGTGAAGATGGAAGGATGGGAGACGAGTGTCGGTGTTCAAGCTGAGATCCAATATGCAAGGTCCATCGGAAAGCCTATCGAGTTTATGGAGCCTTTATGATAACCGTAAGTATAATCACAATTCCACATCACGAGCAGAGATATGACACTGTTGGTGATTGGACATTCATCCGCGAAACCGGAGCACTTCACATCCGTGTCAGCGACCTCAATAACTGGCGCTACGAACTCCTCGTCGGCGTGCACGAACTTGTCGAAGCCTTACTATGCTCACACGCCGGCATCAAACAAGAAATTGTCGACACCTTTGACTTTAACTACAAAGGCGATGAAGAGCCCGGCGACGACTATAAATGTCCGTACAGCGGACCTCATTGCATCGCAACCGGCGTTGAGCGTGTGCTTGCAGCGGTGATGGGTGTTTCATGGTCGAAATACGAAAAAACGCTCGACAACCTACCGAAGTGGAAGGAGAAGAATGTCATCCCAAACGACCCAACCTCAATCGCCGACTGAGGGGCTCTTTACCTGTACGATGAAGTGTGCTATTTGCTTGAAGGTTCTCGGAACGCAGAAGCACATTCCTCATAGTCGCTTTAGCGGCGAACCCGTTCGTTGGTCGACCATCAAAGCGAACTACATCCCTTGCGTTGAACATCCCGACTACGGCTTCGTAGTAGAATGGAGTCCGGAATGAGTCTCTTTAACGAGACAGGCCATGCGTCAATCGATGATAGAAACACCGAAGCTATCCGTCTTATCGACGAACTTGCGACTCAAACCGAGATGATGCAATCTCATGAACGTAAGTTCGTCGAGGACATGAACGACCGTCAAACTCGTAACGAACTTCGTTGCTCCGGCAAACAGCTTTTCTGGCTCCGTGATTTGTATCAGAAATACTGCCTCTAATGGGTCCAAAAACCTTAGCTCTTAAAGCGCTCTGCGCTTCGCTTGGCCGAAAGTACGTCGGCTTTCGCGGCTCTCCGACAGCGCCGATTTGGATTGTAGGCGAGGCTCCAGGTGCGGATGAGGATCAGGCAGGAGTGCCGTTTGTTGGTTCGTCAGGCCGTGAGCTTGACAGGATGTTGGCTGAGGCGGGGATACCGTCGGGGTTGTGCTGTATGGTCAATCCTTATAAAATACGCCCACCAGACAATGATATATCGAGAATCGAGGAGGTGGGAATTGTCAAAGGAATCTTTGAGGAGGCTTTTTATGAGGAACTCGTTGAATACAAACCAAGCTTCATCGTACCTGTCGGAGGAACGCCTCTCTCAATTATCTGCCCGACTACCATCGACAATCGAGATCACGAGTCTAAGATATCCAAATGGCGAGGGAGTCTGCTTAATTCGGAACAGTCCAGCATTAGATGGCCGCACTACGTCATTCCTAATTTTCACCCTGCCTACATCCTGCGAGAGTGGTCTGATAGAGATGTCGCAGTCTTTATTTTGCGACGGGTCAAAGAAGAATACGACTACTTCGTCGCCAACGGAAAACACCAACCCCTCCCCGAGCGAGAGCTAATCGCAGACCCCTCCTTCGGAGAGGCAAAGGAGTATCTCAATGAATGTCTTAGCTGCGCTACACCCACTTCAGTGGATATTGAACTTTTGGCTCGTCGAGTTCCCATATGTATTAGCTTCTCTTTTAGTCGTCGTTCTGCTATCAGCGTGTCTCTGCTTGATGGGGAGGTATCTAATCTACGAGTGCTTTACCGACTCATGGATAGAATCCTTCGAGAAAAGAGAATTGTTGGTCAAAATTGGACGACTTTTGATGCTAATTGGATGGAAGCTATTGGGTTTAGCGACGGTGTGCATCTATGCGATGACACTCTTGTTCGCCATCATGTTTTGCATCCAGAAATGAGTCATAAGCTCGATTTTCAGGTCATGCAATATACACGTCAGCCCTACTACAAAGACGAAGGCCGTGGTTGGGTAATGCGCGACGGCATGATAAAGCTCAAGAGGTATAACTGCCTCGACGCCTGCTGCACGCTCGAAGTATTCGAAGAACAGAAGCATGAATTTGACGACAACCCTTCCATTAGACGATTTTACACCGACTACGAAATGCCGCTCGCCAGAGCTTTTCATTCGGTTGACAAAAGAGGGATTAAGACCTCAGCTGAGGGTCTCCGAGACTTTCGTAAGGATATTGTACGCGAATTGGGCGACAGGTGCGTATCCATATCTCAAGCGTTGGGAGGACGTCCTGTCGTTTATTCAACAGAGATGGCGGGTAATTTGGCTCGACAGCTCAAAGTCGATAGTAAAGGAATACTCAACATTGCTTCGGTCCCACAGCTAAAGGAGGTTTTGAAGAATGAGCTTAAAATCAAACTTAAGACAGACAGGAAAACAGGTAAAGAATCGACCGGAGAGGAGTCGCTCCAAGAAGCCTTCGCCGCTACAGGCAACCCTGTCCTTAAAGACACACTCCGGGTACGGGAACTTAACAAGGTACTCGGAACTAACGTCGACGCCAGACTTGGCTCTGGAGTGTTGTATTCCTGTTACAGCGTCACGGGAACTGTCACTGGTCGTCGAGCATCTCGAAAGAATTTCCTCGGCCTCGGCTCAAACGGGCAGAACCAAACGAAGCATAGCGACCTCGGTGACCGGCTCCAACAGGTGTTCGTTGCTAGACCCGGTCATATTTTTATTGCTTGCGATCAAGCATCGGCAGAGGAATGGGTCGTCTGGGGCATTATTGCCGATGTTTCGGGCGTTGACAGAGGTATTCGAGAACTTCAAGACTCTATCAGTTCCGGGATTTCACGACATGCACGCCTCGCAAGTCAAATTTTTGGACTCCCTCTCGAAAAAACGAACGACAAAGAATGCTTAGAGTACTTCCTCGGCAAGAAGGTTCGACACGCCGGGAACTACGACATGCGTGAGAACACGATGGCCGCACAGCTCGCTGCTGCGGGGAAGCCGGCGCCGGTGTCGTTCTGTAAAGCAATCCTTGACAAGTTTCATCAAGTAGAACCTGAAATACGTGGAGTCTTTCATAAGTACGTCGAACATGAGCTTCGTACCAAACGATTGCTAAAAACGCCACTAGGCCGTGAACGCATCTTTCACGGCCTAAGACCTTACGGTGATAACTCCAAGATATACCGAGAGGGTTATGCCTACATCCCTCAATCGACGATTGGCGACAACAACGGCTTCGCCATCCTACATTGCGAGCGGAACGCTCCGGGCCACGTCTTGCAGGATGGGCACGACTCGATACTACTCGAAGTAGCCGACGACTTTCTAACCGTCGTACTCGGTATCAAGCTACTCGAACAAGCATACGACCGAGTCCTTCGCTTCCCGAACGGCTACGAAGTACGGATTCCCATCGACCTTAGAATCGGCTATTCCATAAGGGGGCTCAAGAAGTGCCCAGGAAGCTCAAACATCCTTGGCTCGAAGAATACGTACGACTCTTTAGCGCCACAACGGACAGCCCGCCTCGATATCACTTCTGGACGGGAGCTACAGCAATCGCAGCCTCTATCAAGCGTAATGTATGGATTGGGGGAATTGCCAGAATCGTCGAAGAGTGGAAGCTCTTCCCCAATATCTACACCGTCCTCGTTGGGCGGCCTGGAATAGGCAAAGGCGTTGCGATGAATCCTGCTATCTCGCTTTTGAAGAAAGCAGGGACGGCTAACATATTGTCCGACCGCGTTACGATGGAGTATGTATTGGAGAAGCTCTCTAAAGGGTTTCCAAGGATGTCGCCTGGTGTGAATGGAGCGGGAGGGATGAAGCTCGGCTTGGAATCGGCTGCTATGCTCGTATCTACCGAGCTCAGTGTTTTTATTACAGCATCTCAGTTCACTATTACGTGCTTGTCGGACCTTTGGGACAGTAAAGAAGGGATATATCAATATGGCACTCGTGGCAAGGGTGAGTGGAATATTAATGAGCCTATTGTGTCTCTACTCGGCGGTTCCGCCCAAAATTGGCTTGTTAAGTCTGTCCCTGCTGATGCTGTCGGGGGCGGTTTTACACGGCGCGTCAATTTTGTCCTCGCTACCAAAAAAGAAACAGTCCCCGACACAACCGGACGCCCACTCATCGACAAAGACGACCTTGTAGAGGATTTGCGTTACATGGCTCAAATACGAGGGCAGTTCTCTTTAACGAACGATGCTCTCAAACTGCTCAAGATATACCACGACAGTTGCGACCCGAACGACTTTGACGACGAAGCGTCCGCTGTCTACAAAACGAGCAAATGGGCGAACGCTGGTAAGTTGGCTGAGATTATAGCGATGTCGAGAAGCGACAACCTTGTTATCGAAGAAGAGGACTTACAAACAGCTATCGACAAGGTCGAGGATGTAGCGAAGGATTTGAAGATAGTCTTTCGTGCGGTAGGTGAGTCGGACTTGGCGTCGGCGTCGGACAGGGTTATACGCTTCTTGGAGACTCGTGGGTTCGCGTCTCGCGGCGATATACTCGCCTTTAACTGGCGTCATTTTACCTCAAGCGAGCTTGATGTTATCATAGCGACTTTCCGCGAAAGCGGGATGATTGGTGAGAAGAATGTCGGTAACAAAACACTCTACTATTGGAAGGATTCGGTGAAGCCATGACAGAAGCAAAGCTGCCGTTCAAACGAGTACTTAACGACCATCTCATCGTGCAAATCGATGAGTTTCGCTATAGCGGAAGGATTCACATCCCGGACACCGCGAAGCGCAGCCCGACGAAAGGAATTGTCGTCGCCGTTGCAGACAACATCAAAGACATCGAGGTGGGCGACAAAATCCTCTACAGCCAGTTCGCTGGCTATCTCTTGAAATTCGAGGACACCCACCTGATGCGTGTTCTAGGATATAGCGAAGTACTTGCAATCCTTCACGAAGACGCACCAGAAATCGTTACTGAAGGTGCCTGATGCACGAAAAGGTCGAGCTATTCTGTAAAATTCTTGACGAGCTCAAAGAGCTTCACAAAGCTAAGAGTCATGACTATGCAACCGACATCGACCCTCACAGCAACTTTATGAGCGCAGACGACTGGGGAGTCGAGCCGTGGGTCGGAGTGATGCTTCGAATGCAAGACAAGATGAAGCGTTTGCAGACTTATGCCAAAAAAGGAAAACTACTCAACGAAGCGGCAGAGGACTCTTTTCGTGATATTGCGGTGTATTCAATCATCGCGTTGATTATCTTTAAGAAAAGAACTGAAGAAAAGGATATGGAGGGAACATGACACTTCAAGAACTTCAAACTCTTTGCAAAAAACAAGCCGACGAGCTCAGCTGGAACGAACGAGAAATACCAGTCCCTGAACAAATCGCTTTGATTCACAGCGAGGCGAGCGAAGCTCTTGAAGCTTGGCGAAATAAAGAGCCTTGGTCTTGGGAACGACGGGACACCAACGGAGCCCTGAAACCCGAAGGGCTTGCGAGCGAGTATGCCGACATATTAATCCGAGTAGGGCATTATGCTACCCTACTCGGAATTGACCTTGAGTACGAAGTAGAAAGGAAGCTTAAATACAACATGACGAGAGGTTATCGTCATGATGGTAAGCTCGGCTAGTGACCACGCTTGTGATGCATTCCGCTGAGCTTCTGCGGAGTCTCCTTCGTGCCTCGGTGACCGGCGTGAGTCTTTTCCCCTCGCGTCACCTTAGCCTGCTTCGCAGTTTTGCCTCCGTGTGCGTAGACATTGGAGGTTTGGCTTCGATGTGAAGGCGAGACCTCCAACGACGCGCAGGTTGACTTCACCGTAGCGATGTTTGCATTTGCTGTTGAACCGTGTGCCATGTCGAACCTCTTTCTATAGAAAGTACTGTTAACTTTGTTAACAGTTACAACATCGTCGTGCGTCCACGACGAAACTCGTTATTTCTCAAGGTCTTCGAGGATTAGATACTTCAAGGCCTCGATGTACTCCACGTCGGGAATACCACCTTTCCTCATCTTCGTTAAGCCAGACAAAGCCTTTGGATTCTTCGTTTTGAGGTACTCCTCCATCTCCGGTATCTGAAGCTGCGACACGTCCATGTGCTGAGCCTGAGCGCGCGCTGCGGCTTCGGTAGCACGAGCTTGCTCAGTTCGCTTCGCAGTACCTCGGTTCTTCGTAATACGCTCACGAGCTTTGCTCTGCTCAGCGAGCTTGCCGGTGCCGTGTTGCCCTTCTGGATAGACACCAGACTTGGGAACGCTTGTTTGAGGTTTGGACGATTCAGGACTCACCGTAACATCTTTTCCTTGAGACCTCGCCGCAAGCCTCTTCTTCGCCTCCTCAACTTTCTCAAGCCCCGACTTCTCCGTCCTTGCTTTATGAGCCGCAATTTCCTCAACCGTTGGCGGAGTAGCTTCGCGACTATCAGGCCCCAAACGGACAAGACGCTCCGACTCAGGCTCGCCTGTAATAGGCTCCGAAGGACCTTTCGCGCTCGGTTCAGGAAGCTGTGGAGGAGCTTCCTCCGAAGGAAATGTTCCAGGCTCAAACTTCATCTTTCCAGGAAGCTCTCTCTCCTTCATCATGTGTTCGATGACTTCAGGAGAAAGCTTCATAATACGAGCAAGGCTCACAAGATACGTCGAAGTTAGTCCAACGAGCGCCCCACCTCCCAACGCCGCTATGTACGGAGCTCCTGACATCCTCAACGACATCGCTGTGGCAAGCCCCGGAGCTGAGCCGTAGACAAGACGAAAGATACTACGGTTCATGAAGTTCTTTGCGTTCTGAATGCGTTTTGATGTCTTGATGAAGTCGCTTATCTCAGAGGCTTTAAGACCGTACTTCGATAGATTCTTTGACATCTCAAGAGTTAAGGCCGTATCCTTACCGAGCTTCGCTGCAACCTCCTGACCCGACTTCGCGCTTCCGACATCGTCGGTAATGTCGCTGAACTCCTTGTCCATCTTAGATGCAAGCTCGTTATACTGATTCCACGACTTCTCCAGACCATACTGCTTTGCAGCTCCACCAAGCTTCTTGGTCAGGTCGATATAGACTTTGGTAAGCACGACCTTCTGAGGCCCAACAACCTTATCCCCACTCATGGCTCTACCAACCGACGAGCGAAACTGCCGAGCCTTCTCCCATGACCAAAGCTTCGGAGCTGTCGCTTGGGCGTCTTTAACCATCTGAACCAAGACAGGATGAGCCTTCTCAGGAGTCTTGACAACGTCCTGAAACTCCTTCATGATTGTAGCAGCTTCGGCTCCGGCGTCGACGACTCCTGTTGGTATCTTGGTGTCAATTTGCTCCGCAATTCCAGAGGCATGTAGCTTAACCTCCTCGCTAACAGCTTGAACGGCTTTCGTGACTTTCTTCGCGACATCAAGACCCTTTGCATGGACGTATTGGTCCTCGAAAGCTCGTCGTTTAAGGAGACGGCTTGGTGTACCTTCGGTACTAAGCTTGTGAGCTGTCGAAGCTGCTTCGCCTACGTCTTTGCCAGTCGCTTTAGCGATGTCACTTGCGGCTTTGATAGTTCCGTCAACGATGTTTGCATGAGTATGAAGCTTCTTAACACCCTCGGCTCCACCAAGGATTCCTCCAATAGAACCGAAGAACTCACCAGCTCCTTCTGCCGGTTGACCGTGAATCATCTTTGATGCGCCGGACTCAATACCACGAGCAGGCCCTTCGATAATCTGCGCAGCGTTGAGTGGGTCTTTGAGGACGGAAAGTCCGAAGTTCTTCAAACCTCCGAAAATCTCCTCACCCATCTCGGCCCACTGAGCCTCAGCTCCGCTTACGTGTCGTGTTTGACCGCCGACACCTCGAACGTCTTTGCCTTTGAAGGCTGTCGCCATTTTCTCAGGGTCGACACCGAAGGCTTGTTCAACGCCACGTCCAAACTTGGCGAGTCCTCCTGGACGCTCTTCAGGAGCAAGCCTCGCTGTAGCTCCTTTAAGGTCGGTAAGAAGCTTCGAAGGGTCAACCTTCGCCATTTCCGACTTCGGAGCCGGCGACTCAGGAGACGTGATTCCCTTCTTCTTGAAATACGAAACCGCCGCCTCTTTCGTAGTTCCGGCAGGGAATTGGTAGTAACGATTGTCCGGCCCAAAGACACGGACCTTTTTTGGCTCTGCTTGAGGTTCAGGCATCTTTGATTACTCGGGAGGCTTCTCCTCCATATCCTTTGGGTCGATTACAATGTCGGCGTCGACCTCTTCGCTTTCGTCATCTCCGATAGGCTCACCTGAAGCTGTCTTGCCTTTCTTGTCGGAGCTAGCTCCTAGACCGTCGATGACCGTTTGATACGACTCTTTGTAGTGCTGCAAAGCACCGAGCAAATCCGTAACGTCGTTTTTCCCGCTCAGCAAATGAGCGGACAGCCAGTTTGTCGGAAGCTTCTTGATAAGCTCGGTCGCGCCAGCAGCACGAAGCTCAGATGCCAAATCACCAAAATCGCTCGCCGAGAATGAACGCTTCTCGTCTTGAATCTTCGTAACGATTTGGATAGCTTTGTCAATAGCCGACATCTTAAGCTTTGTCGCGAAGGTAACATTCGTTCCTGCCTTCGTTTTGGTAATAAAAAGCTTCAAACGCTCGCGAGCGATGTCGAGATCCACCAACGACTTCAAATACTTGTTCTTCTCGACATCCGTCGACATTTGTCCTTTTGTCTTAGCGGTTTCTCCTTCGGTTTGCTTAAGCTTAAGCTCAGCCTCAACCTTTTGAACTTCAAGTTGAGCCTTCTTTACGTCCGAAGCTGCTTTCTGAATCGCTGCTTCAGCCTTCGCTTCCTCGGCTTTGACCTTCGCTGGCCCCGCACCGAGCTGAGTTTCCCTTACCTCGTCGGACGTAAGCTGTGTCGGCTTCATCAAGTTGGGGTCTTGCTTGAAGGTCTGCGTCGCAGCTGATGTCTGAGCAGCTTTGAGTTGCTCTTCCTGACTCGGCTGCGGCAACCTAATACCACCAGCCGACCCCGGAGGCTGACCTTGTGGTTGTGAGGTTGCTTTTTGGATACCTGCCTCGAATCCAGACACCGTCGGGTCTTTTTCCTTCCCTGACTTCTGAGCCTCCTGCATTTGGGTGAGCCAGCCTTTGTAGACCTTATTGAGAATCTTCTTCGAGTGGTCGTTGTTTAGGATGTCGTTGATGGTGTCCTTGTCGTTGTTTCGGATTGCCTGAACGAGGTTCTGCGCGATATTTGCAGCCTCGGCTTCTTCGCCTTTCTTCTTTCGTTGATTCCAATTCATCAACAAGCCGGCGATACTTTGCACGGCTTCGTGAGGCTGAGCGACCGGAGCAGGCATCGTCGCACCCGCTCCCGAAGGGTCGTACTTAATCGGTGGAGGCCCTCCCGCTCCTGGTGGTGTTCCACTCGGCTGTCCCTGCTGCTGAGGCGTGGCTTGGAACGGAGGTGTTTGCGCCGGCGACTTCGGAGGCTGTCCTTGTGGCTGTCCCGGAGGACCTCCAGGAGGAGCCATTCCCATCTTCTGCAAAAGCATCGGAAGGAGGCCCGTCTGTTGCAACTTCTGTAGAAATGCTTGAGGTGCGTTGCCCATTTTAGTGTCCTGTAATCAACGAAGCTGCACCACTTCCAAGTCCCGAAAGGAAGCTTGTGCCAAAGACTCCCTTTTGATTGCTGTACGTCGGTGGGAACGTCGTACCAAAGCCAAATTCTTCACCGAGGAGGGGGCTGTACTCCGGTCTCGTCCGAATGAATTCCTGAACGAGGTTATCAATCGATTTTTGGTCAAGACTTTGCTGGTTCATTCCAGCTTGCTCCATTCCAGGCAAAGCTTGAAGCGTAAGCTGTCCCAAGAGCGCTTCTTGGTCCGCTGCGGTCTGAGCACCAAACGCTTCCATTGCCATTCCCATCTCGCTTGAGCCAAGTGCTCCACGAGCACCGAACTGCTCTTTGATGTTCGCGAGTTGTTTCTCGATAGGAATCTCCATCGATTTCATCTCAGACTGCCACATCGGTAGTACGCCGGGGAGAGGGCCGCCAGTTCCTTTCGTGTAGAACTCCAGCAACGATTTCAGGATAGGGTTGTCTGGGGCCGTGAGTGTACCTGGAGCCGTGGCTTCGCCGGTCGAAGGAAGAATTGCTGACAAATTGAACGGCGTTGCTCCTTGCCCCATCTGCCCTCGAAGCCATGCATCGAGCTGCGACGTAAAGGAAGGGTCAATCGTTCGGGCTTGGTATTGCTGTCCTGGCAAGCGAGCACCAATGCCAGCAGCATGAAGGTCTCCGGGATTAGCGTTCGCTCCAGGAAATCCGCTCGGACCTCCAGCTGGAGGGACGATTCCTGGCTGAGTCATGTCAAGAGGACCGCCCGTCGACGGCATTGTCATCGACGGGAAGTTCATCCATTGATTCTCGGTACTGCTCATCCCGCCGAGGCTACTTACGTCAAACTGTCCGGGACTAGTCATTTGACTTGACCCACCGCCGTTTCCTGCGAAGTCTGGTATTGAGTACATGATGTTATGCTCCGTACATCATACGTCTGTAAACCGGCCTCAAAGCTTGCTCTGTTCTATGAGCTTCCATCTCGCGTCGTTTCTTACGTCCTTCGATCAAGCCAGGACGGTCTGGATGTTTTGGGTCTCCGTAGAGGAGTTGATGAACCTTCGTTGCTTTCTCGTATTCGAGATACTCCATGAACCCACGTTCGACCGCGGCCCAAACGAGGATTTCGTTCCACTCACGAGGTATTAGAATCTGTGTTTGATTAAGCTGATTGTCGTTGATAGGGTGTTGTCGTAGAATACGGGCTTGTATCTGGTACGCTTTGTCGGGAACGGGTGTAAAGCCGATTGTGTCGGCAAAGCGATACCATTCAGTCGGCAGAGAAAACGTTGGTTGAAAGTTGTCAGCTTTCTGATAATGAGACTGTCCGAGCTTCCGACGTATCGAATTCGTCGGAGGGTCTTGCCAGATAAGTACGTCAAGGGTTGCGACGTTATAGTCACCTATAGGAACGATATTTGAGAAAGGATACTCCTGTGTTCCTGTGGGAGGTTGTCCCGAAGGAGGAGTTAGATTGAACGTAGGTCCGTATTCCTCAAGGAGGTCGAACTCGTTACGAAAGTCAGGGTTGCTTGTGATTTCGAGTAGAGCATCGCGAAGCCATATGTCGGTTCGTGAGATATCGCTCACCTTGTTTTCGCATCTCAAAAGGACCTCGTTTTCCAGTTGTTGAATAGTAAACGTAACCGGAAGCGGTCCTTGCTGTACTGGTCCTAGAACCGGCATTTAGTGAAGCTCCTTACACTCAACTACAAAGTCTAATTGACTGTCGCTGCCGGACCAGTAGGTGCATTCGGCAGCACGAATGTGTCCGTGTAGGCCACCCCCGTGACCAAAGTAGAGCCGCTGATAAGAGTGTAAGGGCCTCCACTTACGGTTCCACGATAGACCTTGTATCCCGCAACGGCAGCGCCTCCAGAAGGGACGATAGCAGCGACCCAGGTCAGCGAAGTGATATGCTGTCCTTGATTAAAAGAAGCTGTAGTAGACGTCGAGAAAGCAGACTCGAATCCGTTTATGTCAACGGTTGTAACAACGTAAACGAAGGATGGTCCTGCTTGAGCGCTACCGACTGCGAACAAAAGCAATGCGAGACAAATCAATGTGCGTTTCATGTTCTCCACCTTTCTTCTTCCACTGATTGATGCCGAATCCAAGTTGCGCTGCACTCCCGCTGTACGCGAATAGTGAACAGAATTTCTTGCTCTGGTCGCGCCAGCAGCCGCTTGTGCTTGCGACCACGACGAAGTTGATGCCGGTCGCTGCTCCGTAAGAGGCCCATGCCGCTCCGTATTTCGCTTGGCAGTTCTCTACGCTACCTTGGCGGCAATGTCGCAAGCCGCCAGCATGGACGCCAGCAGCTACGCCGCCGAGGATAAGAGCCGTCCGCGTGGGATGCTCGCGGAACTGGCTGGCAATCGCCCGCAACACCCGCTTCGGAGAGGCTTGGGCAGAGCCTGAGAGCAGGAGAAAGGCCAGCAACGCGAGTGTGGGGCGGAGGGTCATGTCAGTTCGTCACCAGCGTCCCTTTCACGCCTGCAAGAGTTGTAGCGGTCCCTGCGATAACTTCGATTCCTAGGATGTCGCCAGCAACGAAAGTGACCACATGGCCAGTCGCTCCATCAAAACAATTCGTCACGGCGTTGAGGGAGCACGTCATTGTTTGCGCGACTCCATTTTTCACAACCGTGCAAGCATCTGCTGCCTGATTCCCCGCTGTCGCCGTGCAATAGAGTCCGTAGACTGAACCCGGCTTACTCATCACGCGGCCAATGCTAACTGTTGTAGAGGTGCAGGTCGTTGCCGTGAATTGTCCTAGCCCGTACAGACCGACAGTGGTTGCCGAGGTTACGACGCCTGTGCAGGCTCCGGTATAGACCCCATTCCCATCTTGACCGTTGAATACTCCACCAGCGGCGTTGGTGATGCCGTTCAAGAACGTGTTTCCGTCCTTTACGGTTACGGTCCCCGTTGCGCCATTAGCCAATCCCACGCCACTAGAAGCAGATAGAGCAGTATTCCTTAATATCACCGTACCTGCGCTGTTATTTAGCGCTGGCCCAGCGCTGGCACCTATAGAAATGGTAGTTGACTCACCGCCAAAATTACAAATTGCCCCAGAAGTGCAATTTATAGCCGTGCCTGTACCTGCTCCATTTATTTGGTCATTGGTAGCTATAAAGGTACCTGATATATTCAATACAGTGGCAGCGGCGTTCGCGTCATTGAAACGATCGTTATTGGAATAAAGTGTCGTTCCAGCGGCGAGCGTTAAAGCGTTTTGTGAATTGCACAGTGCAATCACGTTGTCGTGCATTCGCACTGTTCCGCCGTTATTTACGAGCATACAATTAGTGGCGTTTTGGATTTGATTGTTGTAGAACAGTACGCCATCAGCGCCTAGAATAACCGACTGTTCACCTGAGTTGAGGAAGATATTGTTGTGGCATTCAGTGATGGCGTTTGTTACTCCAGCGCACGTGAGCGCTGTGAAATTGACGGATGTGGACGGAAAATAGTTCAGGAACCATACGTTATAGAACTCACACTGGAAAAAGCAGGTAAATCCGCTTGTGCCCGCCGCACCTGCTGGCGCGGTAACAAAGCTGGCAACTCCGAAATCATGGTAAGTGCGCCGCTGATTGCTCAACGGGTCTTGAAACATGACGTTCCCAAATGTAGTATCGGGACGCATCAGCAACATCGTGGCGTAAGGGCCTTGTCCTTTGACAGTCAAGCCGCTTCCTGTATCGTTCCCAGCAGCCGGGCCAGGGCATACTGCCGTTGTATTATTTGGCGGTGTGTGCAACATGATTCCGCCAGCAGGTAGCACTAAAGTTCCACATGCGTTTCCAGCATCTACCCATGCCGCCTGTACCGAGGCGGTCGCATCCGGCCCCCAAACAAACACGCATCCATCTTGCGCCACGACCGTACAAGTCGCCGTGGCATTATTTGAAACGTGAACTTGATGCGCTGAATCGACTGAAGTAATGGTTCCAAGGGCGATATAAATAGACGGAACCTGCACAGAGTTTTCACCGCCACACTGAGCGTTAGAAGCCCATATTGAATCGCCAATCACGGCGTTCCTAACTGGATTCCCTGTAAACGGTCTTTCTGTCCCCGGAGTCGTTACGATATTGCTACCATTCGAGATTCCCGCCGCGCACGTCCATTGTGACGTGCCGGGGAAATTGTATTTGGGGTCCCACAGATAAATTGTGGAGGAACCAGCGTCAGTAGTACCTTTGGGCGAGCTGCTGCCGCCTACGGCAGTCCATGTATTACATACCGTCCCCGTTGAAGCCGTACATTGTCTTTGCGTCGGAGTCGTTACGTTGTAGTACTGTCCTCCAAGAGAACAACTTACCTCCGAGTCGGCGTAGGCGTTTACTCCTGGTCCGCAGTTTACCGAAATCGTAGGAGGAGTCAACGTAACCGTCTGCGAAGCACCAAAAATCGTGACGGTTTGAACAAAACACTGAGTAGGAATCCCTTGCTGCGGACAGACAGAAAACTGCCATCCGCTTTGCGAAGGTAGAACAGACGCATTCGGCGTAAGCGTTAACGAAGCTCCGCCAGTCGCGCTGAGCGTTCCGCTCTGTGTTTGATTCGGTACCGTCCCCCCACCAACGAGGTTAAAAGGAGGACCGAAATTCGTCGCTCCTTGCTGAGATTTCAACACGACGGAGTAAGAACCGTTGTTCCAGCTCTGCGCGCCAGCGTCGGTGACTTGTAGGGTCACGGTTGTGGATTGAGATAAAGCAACCGGAACAGAAACAACCATTAACAAAGTTAACAGAAAGAAACGTTTCATGGTATCACCCTCACAACGTAAGTCTTGGCGAATAGAAGAACTACGATCTTCAATTTGCCGTGCATGTTGTTCTCCAAGTATCACTGGCTGCTGGTGCTGTTGCGGCGGCGACATCGCTAAACAATTGCAGCGTCACAGAAGTCGTGCTCGCTCCGTTGTCGGTTTGCTGGATAATAAAGTTTGTCGTTGAAATAGCGCTTGTGTGATTTGCTTCACAGTGCCAATGATGCGCTGCTGCTGGCATTGTGATTGTGCAGCCGCCAGAGGTCGGTGCTGTTCCGGTAAATATATCAAAAGACGCTGTGCCGTTGGCGTTCTGAATTGCTGCTACTGTACCTCCACAGCCTGCACCAGCGATGGTTGGAGCAGTCGTAGAAAAGAGCAGGGTGTTTGTAGGTCCAAAGGTGATGGGACCTTGCATTTGTATGTTGCCGCTAGTATTGATAGTAAAGTTCCCGCCAATCAATGAGAATTGACAAGAACCAGTGCTCTGCCAGCATTCAAAGATTCTGCTGGCGGAAGAAGTTATGCCGCCGACATTATTTAACTGCTGTGTTCCCCACACCCTCAGATTGGTACTAGTAGCATTTACATAGTTTGCGATAGAGGCTACGTTTGAATTTATTTTTACCGCATACAAATCCAATGTCGAGTTGTTGACAGAAAATACAGATGTTGGGGTCGAACCGCTGGACGGGTCATACTGCACTACTGGATTAAACATGGATACAAAAGCCCCGCCACTGATAGCGGCAAAAGGCGTCGTACTGTTAAATCCGTACTCAAAATGAGGCTTGCTTAACCCGACACTTGAAGCGTTCGAGACAACTAATTCTCCGTTATCAAACGAGCAATTACTAAACCAAATGTCTGTTATGGAGCTCCCTGGACCTATCACTACATCGTTAGCAATTACAGCTCCGTAACTTGGAGCGAAAATTACATGGTCTAATTCGACGTTCTCCGTGCCACCACCGGAGTTAGGATTATAAACAAAATCTTGGGTATTCAACGTGAAAACTGTATGGTCAACTTTCGTTGCCCACGACTGGGAATTTGCCCCCCAAGCCATCCCAAGCGTAAACCCCGCAATGAACGAATTCGACATTTTGAAACCTAGAACGGCATGAGATGCGTCTCCGAGAAGAATGCCGGTTCCGGCCTGCCCTGAGCCACTAGGCCAACCGGGGCCATAGATTTGGCAGTTCTCTATGCCAGTTCCAAATTCGTAGTAAGTACCTGTAGGCGTACCAACATTCCACAAGATTGCAGCGCCAGATGCTCCTGTGAAGGAAATGGCTGTGGACTGAATCGAATCACAAGATAATATGATGTCAGCCTGTGGATTCATCACACCAAGCGGGACGCTATATGTTCCAGAGGCGATATGAATTTTCCCGGCTCCATGCGTGTTGCCACCAGCCTTTGCGGAGTTAAGAGCCAGAGCAGCATTGTTCACTTGTACGCCGAGATTCGCGCCGGGGAACCATAGGGCTTCCACGTTTCCCTGGGCGACAACGGCTGTTCCTGTTCCCGTATAGGAAAATATTTGTATTGCTGGAGCCACGATTTGTCCGTTGACCGTCAATGTCACCGCATTGGCAATGGAGAGCAGACCGCCACTCTTAGAAACCAGCGTCACTCCAGCAGGAATCGCGGCATTGACACTTACTGGGTAGGTTCCTGGTGTGACTTCGATGCAGCCTGGATTAGAAACGGCGGCTAGCGCTTGGGCAAAAGTTTGATTGGCGTTTACATACTGGCAGCCTTGTAAATTAGTTGCCGTCGTCGCTCCCGTTAACGTCGCCGCCCCGCTGACGGTGAGAGAGCCTGGAGAATTTATAGATACCGAACCTGTAAGAACAAGATTCGACGAACCAAGAATCGGAGCACTCCATACATAAGAATACGTCGCAAAACCGGTCCCGCTCACACTTACAACGTACTGAAATCCGGCGTTTGCGTAGAAAGTGTAGTTACCATTCGCATCGGCGTTTGTTGGATTTGACAGTATGTTTGTCAAAGCTGCGTTTGAGTAGATAAGCGTCGTTCCCAGACAAACAGTTCCGGCTGCCGGTAGTGTAGACCCGTTACATACCGTAATCACGGCGTTTGGAATCGGTTGCGCTACAGGACTAGAAACACCAAGATTGCCTGGGAGCTTTACAGAACCAAAAGCAATGTTTGTATGATTGGCTCCTTGAGCTTCGCTTCGCTGGACGAACACCCCCAAGAGCAACCCAACAATGAACAAACGCAAAACCGCCGACGCGACCGTTGCTCGAAGAGTAAGCTGCGTGTTCGTCGCCGCTACCGAACCTGTATAAATATCACATGCTCTGTCTTTTACCATCGGCCAATACCCCACCGGAAGCCTTCCAAGGTTGTGAGTTACTGTAAAGTCGGTATTCGGGGCGGCTGGAGCAACCACGTTAATCCACGCTCCGTCGATGTTGTCGTGGTTCGTTCCATCGCCGAAGCCGATTTTTCCGTTAATAACATCGGTAAGATGCTGATAAACACTTCGAAGCATCGTAACGAACGTCTTCAACGACGGAGCTGTCGGTTCGACAGTCGTGAAATTCAGATTAGGCGTAGCTCTCAATTTGTTATCGTTCCTCCACGCTGTTCTCCACCCATGTCCCAGATAGGGCACAGCTCAACAATGGCTGTTGCAGTCAACGCTGGCACCGACACCACGTACTGAAACCGAAGGCCGGTCATATTGAATTCCTGGATGTAGTTTAGTACGTCGCCTGAGCCAGTCCCGATAGTAAAGGGAAATGACTTCGTTTGCCCTTGCTGATTCGTCAGTGTAATAGTAAACGTCGTTGAACCAAGGTCGATGAAAGACAAACGAAACTTCTTGACTTGGTGCTCATGCCGACGATCTCCAAAAATAAGCTTCCCTGATGTTAGACTAGCAGGAACCTCAGAAGTATTCGAGAAATCGACATATCCAGCCGTACCGTCATTAAAACCAAGCAAAAAGCCTTCGAATGGGTTATTTGCAATGAGCGTGGCTGGCGTCCAAGTTTGAGCTTGAATCGTTCCAATTAAATCCATAATACGAATCGCCTGATTCTTGAAAAAATTACCAACCGACGCGATTGTCTTATTGTAGGTAAACGAAGTCCAGTTGCCTTCGTCAAAGTTATAAACCCAAACCGAGACACCGGGAATAACAAGCCAATAAGCTCGGAAAGCTTGACCATTAATCGAGTAGGTAACACGACCGTAAATCGTTAGAGGATTTACAGACATAACGTCCGTCAGGATTCGCGAACGTGCTCCTATTCTACGTCGGTTGTCGATTGGCATATCTCCAATAGGAGTTACCGACGAACCGTCAAAAAGGTATACATTATCGACACCCAAATACACAGCATACTCACGGCCTTGGTCGTCGAAATGGTCAAGGCTGTAAGGAGCGATAACACCTTGAGTCGCGTTGATAATCGAGCGAAAGTCAAATGGGGCAAGCCCGATTCCTGTCGGGATGATTTGCAAGATGCCGTTTTGGTGAAAGCCAAAGCCATACTGTCCAATCTTGAGTAAGCCGTTGATAGGACCAAGATTGTTAACGTTATCGTTCAAGCCGGAGCTGAAGCTTACCCAATCGGTCGGGTCGCCTATTCCGCTCCAGTAATAACGTTGAGGGATGGTCGGAGTAACTCCGATTAGATGTAATCCGATCTCAGCAAGATATTTGAAAGGTTGCGCGGCCGCGACCTGTGTGTAAACAACTCCAATGCCGTCCCACAGAAAAAGCTTGTCAACCCCCTGCGAGAAACAAAGAAAGTAATTCAGCGAATCCCAGACAAAAAGCTGTGCCGCTGAGCCTGAAAAGGCTGGACCTGTTATTTGGGTCCAGCCTCCGGCTACGAATTGCCAAAGCTTTGTCGGAGTCAGGACGCATTGAATATGAACGCCATTAGCATTGAAGAAGTCAGCAACAGCAAGAATAGGCTCGTTCGGCGTTAGAGGAAAAGGAACTAAAGCTGTCCATCCCGGACGGACGTAAGCAGCTCCTTTTCGGAAGAGGAAGTTCTTTACGTCAGCAAAGCCAAACGCCTCAATTTCCGTCAACGGAAGCTCAGACTGCACCCCACCAAAAGGCCCGGTAAGAGAGGCTTCGAATTGCTCTTCGGAACGTACTAATGTTCTGTCTTGAAGTTGAGGCATTTTACCTCAGCAACTCCACTGTCCACATAAAAGGGTTGATGGTATCGGTCGGAGCGACATTGTACGTCACCAACAAAGTCTGCGCACCCGCCCAATTCAAACCCGCACCTATTGTTCCGTTGTTATTGAGATTGTTCTGGTTGAAAGAGCATTTAGAAAAAGCAGCAGCCGCGGCTCCTATATTCAGTAGGGTGACGATCTCGGAAAGGTCCCCGCCATAACCAAAATTTGCGAACTGTTGTCCATTCAAACTGTATTTGTAAGTTCCGGCTGCTGCTCCAGCACTTTTATGAGTGACGATGCTGATACGAATGCCTTGAAGATTCGCAACAGTGTTCGCCGGAAGATTGTAAGTAAAGACTGTCTGATCGGTGTTGTTCCCGACGACAGGAGCTAAATTAGCTTGCGAGTTAAGCAACTGGCTTCTGGTAAACGAGGATGAAACATCAGTCCAAGCCGCACCACTCCATTGAAAGATTTGATTGGTGTCAGTCGCGAAGAAGAGCAGTCCAAAACCCGCACCACCCCAAGTCGCGTTGACGATTTCTGGTGTCGGTCTATTCGCGAGCGTACCGCTCAGCAACGACATTCGTTGCATTACGTCAACACGAAGGTTCCGCAAATCCTGCCCAAGCAGGTTGGCGAGCTGTGTATCCGGCGGGAACGTTGTGTCCCAGACGTTTGTAAAAGCTGGAGGAAAGGCCATTAGCTCACCACCAACTCGCCGGTCCCGGCTTCGACCTGTTTGACACGATCATCATACAGTCTCACCATTTCGGGGTCTTTCTGCGATGTAACCTCAAGAGGCTCACCAATAAAAGCTTCGATCCAGTCATAAATCTTCATCAACTGAACATACTTAGCTGACTCACCATGACCGTCAACCGAGCCGCGTGCAGTCAAGACACGAACTTCCTTGCCTTCGGCAATCCAACGCTTTACACGCTGAACCATCTTCGGGATAGGAGCTCCAATTTCATTACTCCATCCTGAGTATTCTGCAAGCGTTCCGTCCAAGTCCACACCAATCCACTCGCCTTCGTCGCCTGTCAAGATGCTCTGAAGCTCTCTATAGTCTTTCAAACATTGCTCGGTCATGTCGGTACGATATTGAAGATTTGGTATCTTCAGTTTCGATATTTGGTGATACACACAAGCGAAGGCTTGACCAATACTTCGCCCTTCGTAATTCATCACACCGAGGATACCAACGCCGTGTGAGCTTGTCAGCTCGTCCTCGGTAAGCTGTACTCCGTAAGGGTAGAAGTATTCCTTCGCTTCGTCATCAAAACCACGAAGCTGAACACAATCCTCGTTGTGATACTTTTCGTTGGGCCACGGCGGAATACTCAGCCTAACCCCGGCCCCGAAAGCCTCCATAAGACGTACGCCGCAGCTAGAGCCGCTAGCACAATCAGCGATAAAAACGCCATAGTCCCAATCACAAAGAGAATGCAGTAGAGTAGGAAACGCGTCATACCCGAAGCGGGGGGTAAACTCCAGTCCATAGACGCCTCCTTTGTTGACAACACAGTTAACGTCGATTGGGCCGACGTATCGATGTTCGCGCAGGGCTTCTGTTAACAAAAGTAACGTTTGTTTCACTAGAGGGTCGTTAGACTCAACAGGCCACACGACGTTGCCGGTGCAACCTCCGCTCGGGCCGAGGTCACCGTTGAGGAACTGCTTACGCTCGATCGTGTGGTTGAACATCCCTTCGATCCACTCCTCGCCGTTGAACCATCCCTCGGTCGACACGGCGACGCCCTCGACAAACTCCTGAACAGTAAGCTCGACATCATCCGAGCCGTGTTCTTTCTCGAACTGTTTTAACATCGTAAGAGCATCCTCAACATCAGATGCAACGTAAGAAGGGATGACGCCACTAAGGGCGCCCTCTGGCTTTAGAACTACCTTCCCGGTACGCTCCGCAAGCCGTTTCGCCTGCTTAGCAGCGTCCTCCCAGGTCTTAGCGTTTTTCGAGTTCGGACTCTCTATCCCTGCTTTCAGCATCACCTCCTCTGCAAATTTACGATCGGCCTCGAGCTTGTCGGCAAATGAGCCTCCGCCGAAGATACAAACGCCGGAATCTCGAAAGGAGTCTAGAATCTCTCCAAAGCCGGTACAGTCAGCTATGACTGTTTGACCCATTTGATACTCGTCTGAGTAGTCGACAAGGCCTTTTCCGTAGGTGTCGTGCATTCGGTCAAATATCTTAATTCGAGCGTCGTGGCCCTCAAGCTTTAGCCGAAGGGCAAGCCCAACACCGTCACCGCTATCCGAAAGTATTAAGAATCGACCCATATGTCTTTCAGCAAAGTGCTCGCTTTGATTGTTTGACCCAAGGCTTGACTCGCCCAATTAGCGACGAAGTCACAATACTCGTGAGTTGGGTTGTTGTCGCTCGGCGGAGCGTAGACATTGAACAAGTCCAAAAGCGTCGAATCGGGACTGATGCCGTGCCGGTTGTTTCCAGAAAACTTCGCCTTAAGCTCGTTGAGAAGAGCCTGATAGCCGTCGATGAAGGTTCCGAACACGTCGTAGTTCTTCGCATCGACCTTCTGTCCCCCCTCAAGATTACCGGGGTTTCGGTTTCGGTATGACTTCGTCACCGGATGCCATCCTTCAAAGCTCTGGATAGCATCCGCTATGGCCTCGAGAGCGATCATAAATCCTCTATTTAACGTGGATACGAAGGGTTGTCGGGCCGGCACCGAGCGTTGCGACGATGAGTCCTTCGAACCAATTCTCTAGATTGTAGGTCTGAATCTCACCAGCAAGAACGGTTTGAAACTGAGCACGCACGATCGACTTACCGTTTCGATCCTGAATGTCAGCCATCAAAGCTCCCTGAGCTCCGGCTGCGGCTCCGCCGACAACCTCGATGAATTTGATGTAAACCTGATACGGATAGATAACTAAGGCTCCAGCCGTGTCAATAAACCATGTCCGCGAGCTAATATCGTTTGCCATCACCCACCACCTTTCTTCTGCATCTCGATCGTTTCGAGTCGGGTGATTCTGTCTCTCATGTCTTTGAGAATAAACATACCCATTGCCATGAGAACTGTCTGAAAGCCTTGAAAGATTGCAATGACTATTGTCGCTGTCACAGCTCCGTTCACAAAGCCTCCAACTAATTAAAGTTGAACTCAACGAGCAAATCAAAGCCGTAGAAGTCAAGCTTTGACGTATTCGGAATCGCGACCGTCATCTCAGCCCAAAGCTCCTGGTCAGGGGTGATTCGGTAAATCTGCTGAGCGGCTGGCAAAGCCACGTTCGTTACATAGGGATTCGCCTGTACGACCGTTGGGATACCGGTCGCAGCCAGAACAGCCGTCACCGCCGGAGCGACGTTGTTTGCCTGAAGAGCTTGGTCGACCCGTAAGGTGTTGGTCGTGAGGTTGGCTACCGTCACGCGATAGATAGCATCTATCGAAAGAAGCTTAAACCCTTTGAGCTTGAACGCCGTCCGTGGCGTAATGGGCTGTCCAAGAGCCATACTTGCAAGAGTATCAGGACGTCCTTGATACTCAGCAGATGCAGGGATTCCCGCCCCGCCAAACTGCTCTTGCAAATCTTCAAAGAAGCCAGTCCGTCGAAGTACCTGATTCATAACGTTGACGGCGATGTTTAACGTCTCGGCTCCAGCCGACGTCCTCGTCAACGACCAATCCCCAACCGCGTTCCTCGTTACGGCTGGAGCGGCTGTCGAACCGATAGCCACGACGTCGCCAGGGCCGCAGAAGATACGCCCGTCGGTGAATCCCAAATCCTGCATGTATCTTGACTTTGTGTGACTCATGTCGTTAAGGCCTCCTAAGCCTTGAGTCTGTCTAGCGACAGCTACTAATCGACCATAAAACCGAAGGTGCCCTGTTTATCGAGGCCCTCTACATCGCTTTGTCCCCAAGCTCAGCAAAGGAGACAGGGCACCATTAGAACTGGGGTGAGTCGTCCGCGATAGGTTCCTTCAAAATATCAGCGACTTGCATTTCCAAGTCGGCTGATTGGGCTAGGGTGTCTTGAATTACAATGTCACGATAAAACGTAGTTGGGTCGTCAAAGCACTTCGGGCAGACGAGAAGACCTCGTGCCAATCCCGTCTGCCTCCGAAGTTGAGAAGTTCGGTAATCCTGACCACACCTATCGCACAGATGCCAAGGGTCACCGTGGATTCCCGAATGTGATTGGTTCGGCATATTACGGCAACGTCACCGCTGTCCAGGTTCCTGCCGCGCAGGTGTAGATGGTTGAGGTGGTTGTAGCTGCGGCTGTGAAGAACCCAGTGTACGCCGTACATGCACTCGTCGGAGCGACCGGACCCCAGTAGTTCACGATTGGGTAAGGAAGGTCCGTTAGGGTAAACGTCGTAACCGTCGTGGTATCACCAGCGGTATAAGTCGCGAGGTTAATCGCAACGAAATTAGCCAAGGCTTGCGAAGGGAGAGCATAGCTCCCAGAGGCAGTACAGGTTATTGTCTGCCCTACGCTCGCTAAAGCCGCGACAGTGGCTCCGGTCTGTATGTTGAACGTACAAGCCGAAGGCACCGTTCCGGTGATGGTCCAACTCACTATTCGAGTACGATAGTTCGAGTTCTCGAACAGAGCCATGTTTGCTTGATTGGCTAAAGCTGGAGAGATGAAGGTTCCAGGAGTAGCTGGTCCAATACCAGAACCAGCACTGAAATTCGTCGAGGCAGTAAAAACCGCCGGACTGGTCAACGCGCAGCTTGCAGTCGAGCTTACGCTCAACGTACAAACCGTCGCGTTGATTGTTTGAAGAGTCTCGGTTGCGGTTGCGCCACCCGAAGCACTTACTCCCATCCTCCAACCAACTGCGTTTCCTCCAGTGCAAATTGGAGGAAATATAGTGACGGTCGAAGTCGAGCCGGTTGTTGTAAGTACGGACGTGGCTGCTGTGTCAGTCGATTGAGGGGTTTCCGTGTTGGTAGCAGAGAAGCAAGTAACTGATATTCGATACGAGCCTGCGGCTACCGCGCCTCCGGTTGTAGAAGCCACTGCTCCGGTAGAGGTCGTGGTAGAGAAGTTCTGCCCAACCACGACAGCCGCAGGAGCAAGGTTAACAACCTCTGTAAACGACTGTGAGATGGTTTGCTGAGCAAACGCCGGAACGACGCAAAGTGTGAGAAGTGCGAGCAATGAAAGTAGTTTTTTCATGTTCGTTTTTCCTTTCGATTAGAATAGGCCGTAACGACTACGGCCCGTTTGAACCGAAGGTTCCCTCCCAGACTGTAGCCCCCACGCTGATTCGCATGAAGCTCACTTGCTTGATCGACCGTGTGTCGAAGTCATCCGCGAAGTCCTCATCGAGTTCGTGGCGAACGAAGAACTTCAGGCGATGAGCCATCTTGTCCGCAAGAACGAACCACGCGCTCTGCGAGGTAAGGTAGTGACAGACGAAGTACTGCAAATCTTCGGCAAGCACAGCGTTGATTTCATTGTCCGCCGTGTACGGCTTGTGAGGGGAGCCAAGGATTTCACGAGCAATCCACTTGAGCTCCGGTGGGATTACGACGGTTCGAGGCTTGATGGTAATCGGCAAGCCTTGACTGTCCGGCAAGCGCTCGAAGAAGTTGACCATCAGCTGAATGGCGGTGAAAGAGAGGTCAACATCGACCAAAGGTCTGTTCGGGTAAGTTCCCGGTGAGGCAATGATGTTGCCGATTCCGGGAGCCACCGACGTTGCAGCCGGTCCGCCGAGTAGAGGATGGCTCGTGTTGAACAAAGACAAGCCGTCCGTCGTGGTCACCGTGCCGAAGCCAAGGTTAAAGACGTTGAAGGCTTGCTGCTCCTTCACGAAGTGAGCCGAGCGCGCAAGAGCTTTCGGTACTTGGTTGATAACGTTGTACTGGTCGTCCTCGTAGAGCTCAAAACTACACCGAACCCCAAGACCGTAGGTCAGGTGAAGATACCGCTTCGAGCCACCTTGAATGGCGTCCGAGTAAGAAATCGCTTCGCCCTCTGGCTTCTCCACGAGCGGAGGCAAGCCGGCGAACTCGACTTCGTCTTCGTAAGCCATCTTCGAGGTTTCAACGTGGAAGATATGAGAGTACTCTTCATCGCGCTGAAGGAGGTCGATCCAGTGAAGGAACTCGTCGTGCAGACCGGGTGCCATGAGTTGTGCGAACTGTCCACGAACCATAGTCATGCTAGGCCACCAACTGTGCTGCGGCAGGTAGCACGATGAAGTAGACGCCGCGAGTATTTACACCAATGGTTCCCTGGTCGTTGGGGTCAAGCCGGACGATTTCAACAACCGCCGAAGCCCCTGCCTTGGTTCTGTCAACGTACCAATGACCGTCCGCATCGAGGGTCATTCCGTACTGCTTGCCAACGTCGGTTGCAACCGTTGCCTGAGCCGGTCCGACCTGACCGAGGAAAACGGTGTCAGCCACCGCTACCTCAAAGCCTTGCCTACCGTCACGAAACAACGGTCGTGATATCGAGACTGCCAACGGCTGGAAGGGAATACCCTGACCAGTCGACGGCTGAGGAGATGGATTCACCGCAGCGGTCGGCGTAACACCGAGCGCAGCTAGGTTATTTCCAAACTCCTTTGAGAAGCCTGCAATGCCGAACGCTACCGTAACACCATCCCATGCCTTAACGCCCCCGTCACCGGCGGCCAACTGCACAGGTGTGCCAGGTAGAAAAGTTTGGCCGGCTTCTTCAGGAAGTCTGCGCATTCTAGGCTGTTGACCTGAAACAGTCTGAATGCTGTGGATTTCTGCTGAAGCCATTCGTACTCCTTTCTTTTTGTTAACTTTCTTAACAATTATGACGGGGGCACGTCATAAACTCGTTTAGGTGTTGTCCTTCGTTGCGGCGTCGACCTCAGCAAGCGGAGGCACGTACATCGATACCTTATTGCGAATCGCATCGGGAACGTTCAAAGCCTGAGTAGGCTGCAAACGTCCGTCAGCGGCTTGATGCTCTTTGCCTCCACCTTCGATGGTAACACCGGGCTTCTTCATTCGAAGCCGAGCGTTTTGCTCGTTCCACTTTTGATTACCGATGTAATCGACACGAGCAATCTTGAGGAGGATCAAATCTCCGTACATAATGCGACCGTCTCGGCAGAGTGACGGAGGGCAAGGATGTCCGAGGTTGGTGACAACATCCTCAGGCTTCGCCGGAACGAAGCCCATCGCGATGAGTTGGTCGTAGCGAAGCCCAGATTCCTTCTCACCCACGGCTCGATTACCGAAGAAGAGTGAAAGGTTCGGATTCTTCGGCTTGAGGTTAAGAAAGTTCGGGGAGCGAAGCGGCTTTGCCTCAATCTGCTCCCAAGGAATCTGCTGCTCGACGGCGGGCTTAGCGTCTGAGGCTCCAGCCGGCGAAGTCTTAACCGCTCCCGGCTGCATTGCTGGAGGAAGGCTTTTTGAAGTGATTGTCGGTTCGTTAGGCATTGACCATCACCATCGCTTTCTTACGCTTCGCGTAGTTTTCGTAGCTGACGCCCATCTTGTCAGCCACATGCTTCTCTTGATCCGTCAAAGACTCAGGACCGTCCTTCGGCCTGCTGTCGCTTCCAGGACCGTTCGGTCCAGCGGCAGACGAAGCTGCCGGCTCAAGGAAGGCGTACTTCTTCTTTCGAGTCTCGGGGTCTCTCAACTCGTCACCATGAATCCCTTTCAAGTACCAGTAGATACCAATCCAGGCTTCGGGGGTCATGAGCGTCGTCGGTTGGTACTTACGAGACTCGGCGTCGATTTCAGCTCCCCAAGCTTGAAACAAACGGCCGTCCATCGTCTTGCCGCCCGACGCCATATCCGCGTTAGCAAGCTGTTGCTGAGCAAGCATCCGTGAGGTCGTCATGCCGTTGCGAATCGTTGCGGCTTCGAGTGGGCCGAGTCGGGTGTCGAGAACACCCTTTGGATTCTCCAACATGTTCTCGGGAGTAGCCTCGACACGGTCTGGAGGTTTGGTATCTCCCTTCGGCTTTGCCTCGGCAGCCGCGAGACGAGTCTTGACTTGCTCAAACTCGTTCTGAATCTCCGTGACCTTCGTATCCTGCTCTGCTGTCTTTGCCTGAGCAGCAGCGAGGTCAGCTTTGAGCTTGTCTGTTTCCTGAAGCTTCTTCACAATGTCTTCCGGCGAAGCATCCCGTAGTTCGGGAGGAATCTTCTCCAGTTCCTTCTTGTCTTTAATCCTATCAAGCCAACCCATTCTATTCCTCCTTTAAGGGACTGCATTTGCCTTCGAGTACGTCACGTTCGTATTGCCGTAGGTCGTCTCGAAGGCTTCGAATCAAATCGATAACGCCTATACCACCCTGAGCTCGGTATACTTCCGTACCTTCCTTCTCCATCAAAATTCGATTCTCCCTCACGCGAATAGCGTCAAGCCACTCACTGAAGAGTCGTGCCGCCGGGTCGTCCAGCCAGTTCAGGACCAGCGCCGAGTGAGCCAGGAGCCTGTCCCGAGGGCTGAGCTCCATTCGGACTTGCTTGGGCTGAGGCATTTGGAACTCCGTTCTTTAGAGGGTCAGGTACAAGACGGTCGACTTCGTCGTGACCAAAGTTCCTGAGCATCTTCTTCATCAAAAGGTTTGAGGCTATCATGACCTCAATGAAGTACTGCTTAACCGCCGGCGGGGTCATCACTGATTGCATTGAGCCAAGGAGTTGAGCGACTGTTTGGTAATGCCTCATCATCACCTGCACGAGCATCATATCGTTCTGCTTCTCGACTTCTTTGTTGATGCTTGCCGACGAGGAGTAACAAGGCAAGCCCATTCGACGTGACGCAATAAGACTCAGTGCTTCTTTAATCTTCTCGGCTTTCTTGCCGAAGAGAGCCAAACGGCCTTCGTGGTGTTTGCTATCGGAACCAAACTTGCCGTATTGAAGCGAGATAAGCCTCATCAACCGAACATGAGAATCTCGCATATCCGACACATTAAGGTCTTTGCGCGAATTACCTTCTTGAAGAAGGCTAAGTGTTCCCATCGCACTATAGATACCACGCTTCGTCTGCCCTCCAGCTCCCATTCCCTGCTGAGGTGGAGACACTCCACTTCTTCGTTCAGCCAGCTCAAGGAGGAGCCGAAGCTCATCAAGATTGATATTAGAAACATCTCCATGCGCCAAAGGCTCAATCTCTTTTTCGTCCGCGGGGAGCATTGCAGACGGATAAATGCGATAGCCCTGATGCAGTTTCGAATCGGGATGGACACGCCATACGCGAGTGTTTGCCACAGTCTGATTATCGCGATAGCCATTGTAGGTCTCCGACGCCCCCTCTTGGAACATCCACAGCACCTCGGCAAAGCCGTAGCCAGGATACATATCATCGCGGTGAGCCATGCGCGCGCCGACGAACCATTCGCTTTCGAAATTGTCGTAAACGACGCGAAGTATCGTGTCCGACTTTTCGTGGTAGGTTGCTATCATCCGTGGAGCAAATGATTCGTCGTTATAGCGCCAAGTGACGTAACACTCCCAAACATCCCATTCTTTATGACCGTAAGAAGCCGTTGTCTTCGCGCCGAGCGTTTCTTCCTTCTCAACCTGCACGGTCGTTGGATTGGTACGGTCGGGAAGGCCAAGGACTTTGTCTACGGCTGTACGGTCGTAGATGTCGGTAAACTTGCGTTCTTCGAGCTCGTGCTGGAGCATAATACGCTTGTGACACTTGATATCCATATCCTCAAGCGTCTTAGCCATGACTGGGTAGTAGAAAGCGTCGAAGGGAAGCTTCTCAGGGCGAGGGCCTTCGTAGAGAGTCTTTGTAAGGAAATCACTTACCTTGCCAGAGCCATCTCCACCAGGAATGAGGAAGGAGCGCGTCTTATGCTCCCAAGGAGACTTAAAGGTTATCGTTCCGTATTTGATACACTCACGGAAGCCCTCGTTGTAGATTCGGTACAAATCAAGCTCGCTCGGCTCAATAGCGACATACTGCATGAATTCTTCGTAAGCTTCCTTGAGCTCGTCGGACTCGGTGCCAAAGTCGCCAAGAATCTTGGCTACGATGATAGGCTGTGTTTTGAAGATAGCGGCCATTAACTGAGCGTGGAGAGTGTCAGTATGGATAGCGATGAGCGGGATGATCAGATTCGAAGCGTTTTGGAACGGGAACTGACGTTGCTCCTCCGCAGGCCGAGCCTCGTAAGCCATCCTCCACTTCGTTATCTTTTCTTCATAGAGCTCCCTCATCGAGTCTTTAAGCTCCAAGACCCGTCGCTTGAGGTAGACGGCAAGGGCCGTTTTCTTCTCCTCAGAGAGCTTCGCGACGATGAGTTCTTCTGGCATTTAGAGTGCAAGTAAAGCTTTGATGTCGTCCTTGTTCTTCAAATCCTGAGCGTCGGCCATCGCAACGAGCTGCTCAGGCGTCATGCCGGCCTGTCCTTTGATTGACTTAATCAAATTGATTGTCTCATCAAGGACTGTCAAACCAAGCTGAACTGCAAGATTAGGGTCCATGTTCACTTTCCTTTCGCACTCGAAACGGCGAGGCTAACACCGTTGATGGCTGTTTGAACGGCCTTGAGAATATTTTCAGCGTTGGGATCGTTCACGACCTGAGGGGCGGCTTGAGCACAGGAGACAAAGCCATTGGCGATAGGAAGGAATGACTCCACACCCGTCAAGCCGGCGTTGTGAGCGTCAACAACTGCTTTACGAAACGTCATATTGCAGTCAGTAACGATGTTGAGCACACCAGCGACTTGAGCTTTCTTCTGGTCATTGAGCTTGCCGGTGCTATAGTATGAAGCGGTTATCTGAATCGCCGAGTGAACGGCGTTTGAAACATCCGCAGAACCCTTCAGCGACGCGGTGTATGGGTCTTTTGGACAGCCACTAAGGAGCAGGAGTAGAGGCAGGAGTGCTAGTGCTTGCAGTCGACGTCGTTGTACCATTTGTTCCTCCATTTTTCCAAGGAAGTCTCGAGGCCTGAGTAAGACCGATATAAGCTCCGAGAACTGTTGTAATCGTTTGCTCGAACCAAGCTACAACCTTATCGTCGGACTTATCTTGGAACCACATCAACACTCCAACAAGTAGAACGATAAGAAAGACCAAGCAAAGATTGTCGAACTTCGTTTTTACAAAGTCCATAGATTCCTGACGCCTCCTTAGGCGCCGGGTGTAGTAGGGACCAGAGCTTGCAACGCCGCCTGCGACGCAGCAATACTTGTTTGGCTAGACGCAAGCGAGGTGTTTACAGAGTCAAGCGTCGCTTGGTCCACAATCTGTGTTACCCCACCCTTGAGCGAAGCTACCAACGTCTCGATTGCCGACGCAGTTGCGGCTAAGGAGTTCGCTGCCGAAGCCAACGAAGTTGCAACCGCAACCAACTCTGCTTGTGTAGACATCTGTTTCCTCCAAATCAAAAGTTGGACTAGAAAGAATAGTCCGAAAAGTGTGTAAACGACATTCAATGTACCCTCACCGAGTAAGGAGAGTTAACCCTCATCGCAGCACGCTGGTTCGCACCAAGCAGCGCTGCGTATTGCTCGTAGCGCTGAGGCGCCTTGATAAGCTGAGGCATGTAGGCAAGAGCGTCCAGCAAATCAACGAAGCGCCCCTTCGGGAACGTCGTGTACTCTCCAAGAAACTCCTGATGCTTCTTCTGGGCGAAGAACCGTTCGTCCTCAAAGATAGGAGCCAGGACGTTGCGAATACGGAACTCTTTCTTTCGAGTAAGCTCTCCATCCTGCCCTTCAACCTCACCACGAAGTTCGATGATAGAAAGGGACTGGCCCTTCATCTTCGCCATCGTTTGGATATGATGTCCGATGTACTTCTGTGCGGCGATGGTTTCCAATCCGAGCTTACGAAGTCCCCACACTCCGGCGAGGCGAAAGAGCTCGTTGTAGAACTCGTCATAGCCGCTCGCTTTGAGGAAGTAGTCAAGGAGGTAGTAGTTGTTATCAGCTGAAAGCCCAACGATAGGAACTGCATGACGGCAACGGCCCATTCCCTGATTCCCGGAGTGGTTCGGGTCGGCGGTCATGCCGAGACGAAGGTGGGAGACGGGAAAGTCTTTGAAGACTCGTCCGTCCTTGGCATGATGACGAATCATCTTCTTAAAGCCGTTCTTTTCGTTTGGCTCCTCGATATAGAACCAATTAAGCCAAGGCTCTTTGAAGTCTGCATTCTCGGGGGCGGCGGGGTTGTTGAGGAATTGACAGGAGAAGTTGTAGTTACGAAGGCGAGCCTTCCAACGCATTAGCTTCTCGAAGCTGAACTCTTCGGGAAAGATAGGCTGGTCGGTTGGGTGAGCGTCGCAGCATCCACCGAGCGCAGAGTGGGTTACGATGTTGAACCAAGGCTCATGCTCTCGTATGTGCGAGTTGAGGTCGGTGTAAGACCACCGATTGCCGACAACGAACTCGTCGTTTTCGTGTGTTGCTGAGGAGGGGTTCTCAAACGCACCGACAAGGAGTTGATGATACTCTATCGTTTTCTCCATGATGCTAACTGACTCAATGGCCTTACGACCAACGAGGTCGTCCTGGACAAGGAGTCCGTCGTAGTGCCTTGACTGAAGCGCACCACCCACCCCCAAGAAGTCGAAGGTTCCTTCGCCATGCGAAGAAGCGCCGGGCGTCCGTTTATGATGCAACGAATAGTTGGACCAAGTACAAGAGGAATCAGGGAGTATCTCTGGGAAGAGCACTCGGAAAATCGCGTTTGAGCCGTAGTGACCACTTATCCTTGAGCCGAGCTTCGAAGCGTTCGTAATGTTCTCCGCTACGAGTAAGTTGCGACTATCGCGTCGATGCATACGACGCATGAAGGCGATGAAATCGTCACCGTACCCGTTCTGTCGAAAGACATCTTCGTCACGATTGTCGAACGGCAAAGAGCGCCACATGGGAAAGCCCTCACTACAAATCGTGGATTTGAAGTGGTCGCGTGGTAGCTCGTAGACGTCTTTGAGATGATCGCGTTCAAGACTCTTACACCAATTCTTGTGAAGGCCCTCGGTAAGGCGCTTCCTTCCCAGAGTGTTCTTAACAAAGTAGAACAAGCTGCCAAGAGCATTCATACGCATCTTCGACAACTTAACGTCGTTAGCGTCGGAAGAAAGAATCTGAACTGGAGCGAAGCTTTGCATTATCGTTGGGCGAAGCTCTTCCTCCGACACATCGCATCACGACGCTTTGCAGGAATCTCTTTCGATGCAAAGCTATCGGTTATAGGATAATCTCGGGGTTGCGCTGACAAACCGTTCGCGCCTTCGCCAGAACGCTTCGGACGGTTGGGCTTTCCTGTTCGAGTTTTGGGTTGAGCGCTCGGTGTTGCAAAGCCCATATTAAGCTCCTTGACCCCACTTACCGATACCGCGAGGGTTCGTCGTTCCGTTGACGCCTACCGAGGCTCCAAAGCCAGGAGTCTGTTGGGCGGTGGGGAGGGCAGGGGCGGAGCCACCAGACTTCGCACCGCCTCCCTTACTTCGCAACGTACCTAAAGCTCCGAGTGCTTTGCCTATCCAGCTTGCCATTTGACACCTCGTACCATACGGCTGCTTTCGGCTGCCTTCGCTTCGCTTCGGCCGCCTTCAAACCGCAGCCGGACAGCCTCGCCCACTTGACCACAAGGTTGTGCCGAACAGCCTCAATGCCTTTAGTCGGATAACGCCTTGTGGTCAGCACGGGCACCGGAGCGAGCTGTCAGACCGCCTTCCCGGTTTTGCACTGTTATGTCGCTATCCGACTAATTCAGTTTCCCTTTATCGACATACGTCGATGCAATCTTGTTACCTTCGGTTGCCGCCGCATCCAGAACCGCCGCCGGCACTCCCGGAGCAACTGCTTCCTCCGACGCCGTGGCGGGGAGGGTTCTGTCAGGATCGCGGTCCAGTATTTCCTTCGCAGCCGCGAACGCAGTTCGCATATCTCGTCTTTGAGTCACAGCGTCCACCAAAAACCTCACCGCGGCGGGAACCGCTTGGCGGAGTTCCTCATGGATAAGGTTTACCTTTCCTTTGAGCGCAGCATCCATCGCCGTTAGATGACCGTTCATCAGAGCGGCTTCGTAGTCTTGGTATTCTTGGGTAGCGAGTAGTTGTGCCAGCCCAGAGACTGTCATATGCATCTCTTGGGCAATCATCTTGTCAGAGACACCGGCGATGCGCCAGCGAGCTATCTGGGGAATTTTGATGTTACGGATTTTGAGGGTGAATGGCATTAGTCGTCTCGATGCTCGCTGTTGAAGTCCTGAAAAAGCCATTGCTTTGCCATGTCGAGAAGCCAATTAATCTTCGACATAGTAACGTCGTCCTGCGTGATAACTCCTCCTGTTGAGGATTTATTATCCTCATGAGTCTCGTAAAGAATGATTACGTGACTCATCTTGTCAGCGCTTTCCATTGCATGCATCAACGTGTCGGTTACTGTCTTGCCGGCATCGAGGCGCTGTATCTTCACTTCGGCCACGGCTACTGAACCTACTACTTAGTCACAGCCGCTGGTGGCGCGGCGGGCGGTTGGGCCGACGGTGTCGCGGGAACTAGCTGTGGTCCGTTCTGCTTCTTCGCAGCGATAGCCGCTTGAACCTCCTGAGGTTTGTGGCTGTCGCAGGCCGGGTTCGGGTTTCGTTGCCAGTCCTCTCGGTGGGAGCCAGCTCCACAAACGACACAGTTCTTAACTTCAGAAGCCATACCAACCTCCTGTACGAAGTACACTACGACTGCAAGTCGTGACCAGCATACCACAACGGCGCGGGTTTGTAAAGGGGTGTAACTTGTTGTAAGAAAACGACTTACGATGATTCTTAATAAGTGGGAAACTGCCTTCCCGACTCAGTGACAGGACGAAACGAGGCTATTGTTACTTTTGTTAACGAAGGCAAAAGTCGTGAAATTCCAAAAAAATTTTTTGCGCTCCTAATACTCCTCCTCGTCACCGACCTCGTTTTGAGCCCTGGGTGGGCTTCGCCTTTCCTTCGCCGTCCCAAGCCGAACACTATATATGAGTACAGGTAGTACGACCACAATCCAGCGATGTATAACTTACTGTACGTCGCGTGTGGTCGGCTTGTGCGACACAACATCGCGCTCTCTGCGAGACATACTTCGTTGTATGAAGTGTCTTAGAGGAGAAACGCTATGTCATCTAACGGTCAAGTAGTTGCAGGTATGTCGGCAGTTGCGACGAATGCAGGCACGATTGTAGAAGTGCCAGACCTGAAGGTTCCGACGAATCGTATCTACAACTTCGTCACGACCTACAGAAAGGACTACTTCGAAGATCACTCGCTTGACTGGTGTCTCGACGAAATCATCACACGTGGTATCGCTGAGATAACCCGCCAAGTCAAGACCGCACGCAAGGTCGCTATCGACAAAGCCTCTGGCTCGTTGCTTAAGGAGTTCAACCTATCTCCGAGCGATGCCAAGAAGCTATTGCTCGACATGCTCGCGAAGCAAAAGGCAGAGGCGAACGCGGCGCAAGCGGCGAAGCCGAACGGCACGACTGCGAAGCAAGCTTCGTAAGAACGAACCTGCAAGGCGAAACGTGTATCGCGCAAAGCGCGAAGCGCGTCTCGCAGATGGCGCGATGTTTGTCAGAGAAAATAAAACGTAACTATGTTGCACGCTCATGCTCAATCACAAGTGTAAGTTAAGTGTGAGCGTAAGCAAGGACGGGCGCAAGTAACCGTAATTTCTCTCTGAAATATATTTTTTTTATTACAGATAATTTAGTGTTGCACACGCTCACTCAGTTTACACTTACGTTTGAGACTGAGCGTGCAACAGGATTGCACACGGTTGTGTGTTATTGTCTGTAGTAGAGAGGAGGCTTTGTCTATGACTGGCTCTAACAACGACCGTAAGGTCGTGCGAACGCCTATTCAGCGTGCCGCTATCGCGTTGGTGCGAAGAGAGATGCGTGAGTATGACTCGCTATCGCGTCGCTCACGTATCGTCGTCGAACCGCCGAGAGTGAATCTACTCGACGTGATTGCTCAAGAGAAGCTCGCTCATCACGAGCACGGTACACGAAGTTGCGCTCATGGCTCTGCGTTGCATGAACCTTGTGCGATGTGCGAACGCACTGAGCAAGACTGTCAAGCGTATCGCGTAGCGGCGACGCAGCGTATCAAGGATTTGTTATCTCAATTAGGAGAGTGAATCATGAAACAATACCGAATTGTCTTGTCGGAAGAGGAGTATCGACTTCTCTCTGACATTCTCAATCAGTACGGAGACAATCCTGACATGATGGATGAAGAAGCAGGAGACTTCGACCTGCTTTGGCAAGCTGTCATCAAAGACAGGGAAATGATTGACGACGCTCTTTTCATGGGAACCAAACGATATCACAAGCGATTTTGGTTCCCGTCTTGGCTCTCGATGTTAGTGTTCAAGAGTCGAGTACATAATTGGTTCTACAAAGAACCGTACTAGGTTTCAACCTAGTACTCTCACTCCATAGCAACGTTCTAGAGCTCTGGCGAAGCGGCGTAGCTCGCTCAGAACGCGCAGCGTCGCAAGATGGGGTGAGAGTAGTGGGTTGACGATGAAATGGTACGCTAAATACCTTATCAACGGCGTTGTCGTCGAGCGTGAGCTCTACACGACTCCTTTGATATGGTTCAAAAAGCATACCTACAGCGCTGAGAAGGTTTTAGAACTAGCGCTCAATCGTTGGATTGACACTGTAGGGCAAGTGCATAAAAAGTACTAGTGCAAAATGGTACTTGACTTTCCCATAAAACTATGTTACGGTAATGGCTTGCAGTAACACGGAGACAATAGATGCCAACACCAAGTCAGCACGTCGGCGTTAAAGGCGACGAGTGTCAATGTGGTCGTAGAGCGACGATTCGTCATTGCCCTTCTTGTGGTTCGTCGAGAGTGTACGCACGAATGAATCGTGCTCATGTACTACTCGACGGTACAAAGAGATTCGTTGATGTTCAGTTTCGCTGTCAGTCATGCGGTCATCTCTTCATCGACGCGGAGCGGGAGTTCTGCGAAGCTCCTCCTGTCGGTCCCAAACTCGCTGCTCAGAAGGCGAAAGCTTTGTTCGAAGCCAAACAATCAGGCGAGTACATGAGTCCTAAAGAGGCGAAGATGCTTCGTACCATCGAAGCTCTTACAGGAACAAAAGCACTCACTCCCGAAGAGCGTGAAGACCTTGAAAATAAGCTCGATTTTCAGATTCGCTCTGCATGGGCAGATGCAAACTTTGCTTTCGAAAGTGGTAAAGGACCAGACCCAGGCAACTGTGATGAATGGGTTGCTGCTCGAAAGAAGGAATGGCGAGTTGGAGCAGACGGTAATCTTGAAGAGATTAAAACCGAAGAGCAACCAAAATGACCGACGTATCTCCAGAGCTACTTGCTGCGTTGCAACGTCTCGGCGTTACGATACCAGAGGCGAAGCCGATTGTCGTACGGAGTAGCGTTGTTCCTACAGTCGACCGTCGTATCTACTGGCGAATAACCTGTGGATGTTTCGACACATTTGTCGAACCACGCGATGCAAGCGATGCTGAGGCTGCTCTGCGTGTCGCTTGTGAGCCTTTGCATCCTTGGTATGCACGAGATAACGGTTTTTCTGTCGACACTGTTCCAATGCATATCGATGTGTCGAATCGAGATGAGTACATCCTTTGGATAAAGAGAGGAGTAAAATGAAAGGACATGAAATAGCAGAAAACCTTCGTAATTCGAAGTATCGTTTTACAACAGGTGCTCTACATAAAAAGACACAAGACGGCACGAACGAAGATGCTTTCTGTGTCATGGGCCTGAAAGCACTAGAAGCGGGAGTTTCGATAGAACGTTTGGATAAAACATGGAATTGCAGTCACATTCCGAACGCTGCAAAGATATACCAAATCAATGACGACGCTGCAAACATAGCCGTGACACACGAGCAGTTCTTCCTACTGACCGACCTCGAAGTCGAAAAGCTTCGTAAGCAGGCCGTTATCGATGCCTTCGACTCTCCTCAATGGCATAATTTTGACTTCCCAATGGAACAGTTCATCCAATACCTCAAGGACACAATCGAATGACAAAGATACCTCTAACGAACCGTCAATACTATGCTCTGCAAGCAGGTGTCTTTCTGCTTTGCTTCGTCGGTACGATATGTGCCATCATTGTCCTAGCTACGCTTTTTGGCTAGAAAGGAGGAAACGCTAATGTCAGAAGCAACAATCGCGGGACGTCACGTTGTCGGAGCTCACATTCATCAGAAAGAATGGCGAAGCTATAAAAATGGCAAGGGAGTCATGAAACAACTTGCTCGTATTCAACGACGCGACGCACGCAAAAAAGCAAAGGCTTCGCTTTAACTTCGTACCTACGTAAGTCGTTGCAGGCCAAGACCTTACGGCTTGACAAGCAAACCGAGTTTTGGTACCTTAGCAAGGTACCGAAAAGCTTCTGTGATGCAGCGTTGGCTGAGACTAATGCTAACAAAGTTAACAGAAGCATCACAAACCCCAGGTTCAGCAGTTAAACTCAAAAGGAGATAACACCGTATGAAGACGTTCCTAGCAACAAAGGTTCATTATCACGAAAACGAGCGTGATAAGGACAGCAACCTCAAGACGTACATCACCTCCGAGGATGCGTTCAACAAAGCGCTCAAAAAGGCCACTGAAGCCAAAGAGCCTCTACCCGAACTGATTGTCTCGCAAAGCGCGCAGTACAGCGTGGCCGAGACGGTCGGTGAAGCGCTTCGCTTGAGCGGCGTGACGGTCGACGTTTCGCCAATCGACGACTACATCAAGGACAACAACATCGATGTGACGTTGTTCCTTGACACCTACAACAACACGGCTGCGATTCTCAAGCAGCACAATGAGTTCGCAGACACCATTCGCGACAGTACCTTCACCGCTCAGGAAGGCGCAATCGACCTCGCCCACGCAGTCGCACAGAAGAGCGAGCGCTCGAAGATGACGGTGGAAGACAAGTTCCTCAAGGAACTGTCGAAGCAGGGTATGACGGTCACCGCAGAGCAGCTACGCGCAGCGTTGGCGAGCATCTCGGCTGCTTCCGCATCGGCTTCGGCGTCGGCTTAACTCCTCCCGACGTCGTGCAACGCAATCGGCGGTCATAGCGTCCGTCGTTACTCCGTAGCGCCTTGTGGGTGTGAATTGCGTCACACCCACTTTTTATCTCTGTCTTTTTATAGCTACGCTCTGTCATCTGAGAAGGTCTGTACGACGACGAAGTCGCAGAGCCAACGACCCTGGTCTAACAGCTCTTGCGAAGCAGAGCGTAGCTATAAGGAGGCAGAAAAATGCCAAAAACAAAAAAGTGGTCGAAAGAACGTCGTCGTATCTTTGAAGCAAAACGAGAAGCAAAGAAAGCCGCGGAGAGGAATCCAGTCCCTCCAATCGAGCAGCCGACGGACAACCTCGTCGCTCCCAGACCGCAAAGCCCGTTCATGCGTCTGTCGAACGAGCTAGCTCGCTTTCACTCTGACCTTCAAATAAAGCTCCATGACCTTGCCGATGTCTTTAGGTTCTGAGCATGGCCATCAAAGCCCGTATCTTCTGGGATACCAACGCTCAAGCCTACGTTGTATCGATGGCCTTTAACGAAAAGCTCGTCGATACTCTAAAGGCTTTGATACCGAGCGGCGACCGCTCTTGGGACCCTCAGGCGAAGATGTGGTACGTCAAGGAACCCTACGGAGAGGCTCTTCGGAGCCTCTTTGTAACGGGGTTTGGTATTCATGCCGTGTCGTTTACGAGCAAGACCGTAGCCGAGCAAGCTCAACAAAACACTCAGCAACGGACTTCGTCGCAGGGAGCGATGCTCAATACCTCAGCCGGCTCTACAGAAGACGCGATGGTCGCCTTCTTCATGCTTCTAAGCTACGACGCAGCGAAGGCTGCATACCGCAGAGCGGCAATGGACCTGCATCCTGACAAACAGTCGGGCGACGGTACAAAGATGTCGAAGCTCAACGATTTGTGGGCTCGGTTGGAGAAGGAGTATTTTAAGCGATGAGTATCTTTGTCAAAATCGCAGACAAATCGCGATGGTGCTCCGCGGCTCTAGAATTTGCTGACGAAAGAGTCGTTCCTGGAACTACCGTCGAAATCGACCCAAGCTCCATGAAAGTTTTTAAGGACGAGCAGAATAAAGAATATCGCTCCTATTTGTTGGTAGGAGATAGCCTTGTTTGGCTTCATGAAGTAGAAGGTTTTAATGTAAGTCGTCTTTGCGAACACGTACTTGAAATAGGAGATTAAAAAGGAGAAAACGCTATGAACGACAAAATAGTACCGTCCAGCGGTCCGCCGACTGGACTATCCCTAACGAAAGGTAAGCTCAAATCAACGAGCACTCCCTTTCAGGCTCGGGTCAACCAAGCGAAAGCTTCGCAGCCAGACGCTACAGCAATGCCGAACCGTCTCTGCTTAATGCTTGACCGCTCGTCGTCGATGGCTTCGGTAGCGGATTACAAAGACCGTAGCGCGAGCAAAACGAAGATAGACCTGCTTCGTGAGGCTATTGATAACTTTGTTAACAGATGTGATTTCAACAACACGTCGCTTGCGGTCGAGACGTTTCCCCCGCAGCTTGAGCTTGCTTTGACGAGCGTTGGCGTGATGATTACCTCAAGCGTCAGCGGCCTGAGCGCAAGCGGCAACACTCCGATGAAAGCGTGTGTCGAGCGTTGCTTGGAGAAGATACCTATGACACGCGGTATCATCGTAAGCGACGGCGAAGCAACCGACTGGTACGACGCCGTTTACAACTTCGACGATGCTGAGTCTCCTGAGAGACATCCTGTCGACAACATCTTGTCTAAATACAAACAAGCCGAAATACCAATCGACTGTGTCCACATCGGAGACAGCTCGTCGGGTGAGGAACGGCTTCGGCGTATCGCCAAGGAGACGGGCGGTATTTACCTTAAGTTCACCGACGTCAGCGCGTTTGCGAATAGCTTTGGCTTCTTGACACCAGGCTATCGTGCTCAGCTTACGAATGGCTCTGTAAGCGCGGAGCAGCTTGGGGCGAAGGAGGTGTCGCGATGATAGATGACCTCCTTCGTCCCTGCGAAGATTCGAAGTGCGATGAAATCGGGGAGTGCGTTTGTCCAAAATGCGGACAATGCTATTGCGAAAAACATTATGACGAACACGACTGCAAATCAAACTGAGGAACAACGTGCGGTCGTCCTTGTGCTCGCACACAAGCTGACACAGCTTGGCCTCTCCGCTACATTCGTCGACCCAATAAGCGTCGGCCCTATCGTCAGCGTGTACCGATTCCAACCTCAAGGCTCGACCAAGGTCTCGCACCTCGAAGGACTGAGCCAAGACTTCGCGGTGACCCTAGGCGCTGAGGATGTAATGGTGAAGAGGATGCCTGGCGAGTCAGCCGTCGGCGTGTTTGTGCCGAACAAAGTACGCCAGTGGGTCAAGTGGTATAACCACTGTACTATCGACCCTACGAAGTACAAGATACCTCTGCTCCTTGGTATCGACTATATGGGCAAGCTTGTCGTCGAAGACCTTACGTTGATGCCTCATCTGCTCATTGCCGGCTCGACGGGTGGAGGTAAATCTACTCTGCTTAACAGCATCATCGGCGGTGTTATACTGAACTATGGCAAAGACGACGTTGAGCTTGTTATGTCCGACACCAAGGGAGTGGAGTTCACTCAGTTCGAACGTGCCGAGAACCTTCGCAGCCTCATCGCTACGAGCGTTGCTATGACCATAGAGCGTTTCGACGAGCTTACAGCTGAAATGGAAAGGAGACTCAAAACCTTTGGCTCGACATCAACCCGTAACATCCTTGAATTCAATTCAACCCGACAAGGCTCGAAAGCTCGCCTCCCATACGTTCTTGTTGTTATCGACGAGCTCGCAGATTTGCTTAGCGACCGTCGTCGAGTCCCAGACCCGAACGACCCAGAAGGGAATCGAACTGTTACTCTTGGCTCGCTTACGTCGCGAAAGCTGGCGTACATCGCTCAAAAGGCTCGGGCTACTGGAATACATGTCATCGCGGCGACTCAGCGGCCAAGCGTTAAACTGCTTGAAGGAGATATCAAAGCGAACTTCCCTGCTCGGCTTGCCTTCAGGCTACCGAGTGAAGCAGATAGCCGTACAGTATTGGGTTGTGGAGGGGCAGAGCATCTACTTTCCAGAGGCGATATGCTCTTCATCAACCCAAACAAGCCGGGTTTGCAGCGAGTTCATGCTCCACTCGCTACGGCACAAGACATTCAAGGAGCTATTGAGTTTGCAGCGCAAAGGAGCAAAGCATGAAGCTCTTACTCTATTTCTTCGTCGGAGTGGGACGTTTCTTCGCGAGAGTCTTCAAAGAAGTAATCAAAGACATGGTAGAGGAGGGTCGTAAATGAGTGGAGATAAAAGAACGGTATCAACAGATGCACTAGAAACGCTCGGCACGATTATCGATGCGAGAGCGGGAAGGGATGCGATTCATCTCGCGGTCGAACCGGTGATAGCAGGCTGTCTACTTCGTCCTGGTCAGGACGTTGGACTGTCGAATGGAAAGGCTGTGCATATTCTTGAGCACAATACCTTCACCAAGGCCGTCGGCATCGTAGACCCTTTCCTCAAAAAACCAGTACAGCCAGGCGAGCGTTTCTGGTTGGTTGTGTATCCACGACAAATCACCTCGCTGCGACACGTATGGACACATCCTGCGTTCGAGGAAGCCAATACTCCAATCTCCGCCCCAGACTCGAAGAGGTGGCTAGAAAAGTTCTGTGACGAACGTTCTCTTGACTATGATGAGACAATCGACGCTGCCCTGCATTCAAACGACGGCGAAGATGTTTGCTTTGGCAACGACATCGACTGTGACCGAAGCATCCCTGTAGAGTTCTGGCGTCACATTGAAGCCGTAACCGGCGAGAGACCCCCAAGAGCACTCTACTTTCGCTGTGCTTGCTGACTACGAAGGGAACAAAAAGCGAAAAGCCCTGTTTTTGCGTAAGTTGTTGATAACAAAGCAAATATAGTGCTTGACAAGTTAATAAGTGCGTGGTACACTGTTTGAGTCGTGCCTACACCCCGACAGAACTACACGACCATCAGCTTTGAGCTTCGTCGTGATTTAGCGGCTCGGCTTCGCAAGATACTCCCTAAGTACGGAGAGGTAAGCAAGAAGCTCAGACAGCTTGTTCAGGAGTTTGTTAGGCGAGAGGAAACAAAGTGAGTTCTTGTGTAACATGCGGAGCTATTCTTAACGACGAGGGCGAACCAATTGTCTTGTCGAAGAAACTTTTCGTCGTACTTCGAAGCGAGACTGAGTGGCAAGAGTTTATCGGCGTTTATACGACGAAGGAAAAGGCCGAGCAATCAGCCGAAGCCAATGCAAAACACTATCACACGGTAGGTCCGTTGTCGGAAAACTATCACAAAGGATGCGATTTTTGTCATGTCGAAGAGATTGAATTAAACAAAGTTTAATCCTCCCTCGCCTGCTTCGTTAGCAGTCTTGCTCATAACAAGACTGGTCGGCTGCCAACCGACAGGTTGCGGGCTTCGAAGTGAGCACGACGAGGGAGGTTCCCGATACTCGTTCATTGGTAATGGGACAGGCAAGCCCAAGACCTTACGAGTCGTCAAGTCCGATATTTGTGGGTGGCAAAGACGTTAAAAGTCGAAACCCTCTGAGGTTGTGGGTGCTGTTCCAAGAGCAACAAAACCCTCAAAAAAGAGGCTCTCCAAATGTCAAACGAAACACCTCACGAACAAAACGGCCTGCCGTCTCAAGAAGACCTCGACGCGATGGCCGAGGAGCAGCGAGCTGCTGACGCTACTGTTAACTTTAGTAACGAAAACGTCAGCGGTGTCTGCATCACCTGTGGTCGCGTTAGCCTTCGTATCTGTACCCACTGTGGTCAGGAATACTGCGCTCAGCATTATTGCATCACCCACGAGATGTCAACCGAACGCGTCGCTATTATCGACGACGATGGTACTGAACACCGTGGACAGCGCGTTAAACTCATAGGCGAAGGCTGGCCCAACCATCTCCTCCTTATCAAAGACCTCTCCGACGAAGAGCTTGACTTCCGTATTGGTGACCTTCAAAAAGCCCTCCAACAAGCCATCCGCACCCAGGACTACACTCAAATAAGCCTCGCTGCACATGAGTATGAAAAGGGCTACCGACAGCACAGTCGCTACGTCGCTGCGATGAAGAGGCGCGAGAAGCTTCAGCAAGGCACGCTTCGCTTGAACAACAAGAAACACAGAATGACTTCGGCTGGAGTGTCGATACCTCCAGACATCGCTGCGTTGATGAAGATAGGCAATATGAGCTATGAAGATGCTGTCAAGATGAAGGCGTTGCTCGGGAAGAAAGCATAACCGAGCGCGAGCAAAGCGGAGGAGAGCGATGAGTCACAGGCTATGGTTAATTTTGAAATGGACAGTGATTATCGTGACAGCACCGCTTTGGCTTCCTTGTTACTGGTTTTCGCTAATCATAGCAGATTTGAATTGAGCGCCTAGAGCGTGAAGCGGGAGGAAAACGGTGAGCAGGGATAAACTTTCGACGTTGGCGCAGCGCATTGAATGGCTGTTGCAGCATCGCAGCTTCTTGATCGGCAAACTCGGATTATCTCAATCAAAGAAGCTCGTTGCCGTAATGAAGTATGACGGGCTAATAGCGAAGTCTACCTATTGGTGCGATT